CGACGAATTATATTCTGTTGAAGACCAATACCAGTTAGCCTGAAAAGCCTCTGCTGCACCTTCTTTAAACAAAGCAATAGAAGTTTGAGCCGGATTGCCCGAAGTGTAATTTCCTTGTGGGGGAACACTGCTACTATTAGCGCCATAGCTTGTGTTGTTCGCCTGCGTAGTTGGCTTGAAATTTCTATACAGGATTTCAAGCTCATCCTTGGCAGGCAGATACCAATCGCTATAACCGCCAATAGTGAGACTACGACAAAAGTTAGCTGCTGGATGATTGGAAGCTCCTGCTGCCATCATTGCATTTGTATTTGTCACACCATCGTTAACACTTGATGTTCCTGTAGTGGTTGTTTGGGAAGTTTTCCAAGTTAATGTACCTGGGGCTTCGCCACCAAGAGATTTAGGAGCAACAACAAGAGCATAATCTTGTGTCCCTACTCTAATTCTCCCTGCATAATATCCACCACCAAAAGGCCCACCCGGAACATAAGGAACAAAAGTAGATGATGTAGTGAATGTAAGTTTTTCGCTGAACATACTGCTTCCGAAACCCCCGATATGTTGCACTTCAATTGTGTACTGTGTACTTGTAGACAAAACGCCCATTGGCACTGTCACTGAAGTTCTATTACTACTGCTATTGTTTAGTTGCCAAACAACAGAATCATCAGCCGCAAGACGTATCACCCAAGTAGACGCAACGTGAGTGTCACTTCCAGCGGGAGTTACACTAAAAGCTGAAGAATTAAATGTTGGGTTTTCGTTGACATCTACATTACTTCCAACAATACTCACTGTAGGTTGATTGATTTGTTGATTGGTAGTAGCAAAGGTAATTGTGTTTGAATATGCACTAACACCAAGAACATTGCCTTCGTATCTCACTCTTGCATATAGTTGAGTGTTACGAGGAAGGTTACTTGCTGAAAATACAGACATATTCCCGCTAGTGACAATACCCCCATCAACAATATCTGAAAATCCTGCATCTCTTGCAATCTGCCATTGTGAATTCAATTGCGTATCAATTCCTGCTGGAATCGTGGCAAAAGAAGTGGCTTGTAAGGTCACAGAAGTTGGAATATTCGTTGCACCGTTAATTGGTGAAATGATGGATGGAGTTGCTACTGCTGAAGCACCAATCGCCACTTGGAAGATTCGAGTGCTTGTATTTCTACGTACAGTCATTACTACGCTGCCCGTTGCACCGCCTGGAACAGAAAGAGTAATCACTTCGTCTGCAATGCTTGCAGTGCCAATATTTACTGAAACAGAATATGTACTGAAGTCGTCATAATCCGTAATGGTGTAAGTGTTGTTTGTTCCTGCCACTACGTTTGTAGGGCCAATCAAACTAACTGCTTCGCCGGAGCCACCATCTGAAGCGCGTAGTTCACTAATTCTAATAGTTGCCATTATTTGTATCTCCTTTTACGATGTCTGCCAGTGCGTGTTGTTCCACACAATATTCAATTCATCGTGAATATCAAAAATCACTGCATCCATCAAACCGCTAAAAGTGGAGATTTGACCACCACCTTCTACAATCACAGTGACTTCTGCACCCGGAGCCTTGTTGATAATCACACTATCCCCGCCAAGGGCCGATGCAGGAAGCGAGAGCGTCACTGAGGCCATAGCGTAATAGCGTGTATTCACTTGAACGTCGAAGTTTGAAGAGATAAGCGTGTAGCCGTTAAACACCTTCATGCCGCTAGGGTCATCAGATGAAACAAAGGCCACCATCCAAGTGTTCTCATCTCCTACCGGGTCGGTGTTAATGTTATCTACTAACGCCTTATAAATTTTCCCATCTCTGCCTTGCACATAACTCTTCATCCCAAGGTATTGAGTGAATGCATCCCACACAGCTACACCGTGTTGGTTAATGTGCGCGAGGGCTGTATCTTGCCGGTTTGTAATCCAGTTTTCATGCTGCATTGTGGGGATTTCTACAATCCACCCACGCTGAATTTTTTCATCAGCAGGCTTAATCCTTTCTCCATTCGCAGCCCAAATGGAGTTAAGGGTAGTTGGCTTCGAGATTTCAGCCATTATGTTCTCCCATTCTTATAAAATTATAGATTCTGCAAGTAAAAACAAATTATCTAATTGTTCTTCTGACATGCCTAGCGATACAGCAGCTTGGGACAAGAAAGGACTATCTCTTCGCCACTCTGTAGTGTCATTGAAAGCAATTAACGCTAAAATTTTGTCTGTGCTTTCCAAAGAATTTATATAGGCTTCAACTGCATCAAGATAGCCCGCATGCAATAGTGCAGCTTTACCTTGTGCTTTAGAAACCGTTTCAGGCACCACAACAGGAATATCTTCAAAAACAGGAGTAGCTTTAGCAATATCACCTTCTATTTCATAGGTGTAATGTGCCACTCTTTTTCCTGATGGAATTTCCACCTCTGTAAACACTACACGGTAAATTCCAATTGAAGCTAACTGTGTGTCCTGCCACTCATTAAATACCCTGTCCGGGTATTGGATGCCGTTATACACCCACCCACTAGGGTAGATAGGTGTTCCGGCTGAATTAACAAATACGCTCATACGACTCTCCGTTATTAACTCGCAACTTTATTGGCAGAAGCTAATATTTCTGTACCGCTCAATACCTTGTAAGAAATCACCCACATCTCCCCGCTTTCACCAATATCGGGAACTGAGCCTAAGAATTTCCAATTAGGGTTCCAACTCACTGCTCCATTTGCTGTCATTCGGATAACGATATCTCCTGTCTTTCCTACGTCTGCATTGCTTGGAGAAGCCATCGTTACACTTCCACTCACTGTAAGATCATGATTCAAAGAACTATCCAAATCTAGGGTAACTGTGCCAGAAGGCGAAGCTGTTGCCCACGAAATTACATTGAAATATGAAGAGGGAGTAACAAACACTGACGAAGAAGAGCCTTGTAATACGTTCTCTTTCGTAGCCGAAGTAGGAGAATAATTACCTGCTTTAGCTGTGGAAGCTGTAGTTCCGATCTGAAGATCAGAAGTACCTGCCCCAATAGCGTCTCTAGCTTCTTGTTGCGTAGCACCTACAGCCATAACAGCAGGCTTATTTGCAACGTCTGCCCAATTACCTGAAGTGGCGACAGGAGCTAAAGACGAAGATAAAGCATATCCCGCAGTAGAGTGATTTCCCCACCCGTATGCCGTGTCCCATTGCCCTTGTTTGGTTGTTGTGGGAATTGCATAACCACTTGCATAACTAACAGTGATAGTCCCTGAATTAGTGATTGGGCCACCAGCTACTTGCAGTCCCGTAGGAACGGCAACGTTAATTGAAGTGACAGTACCTGTATTTGCTGTAGCACCTGTGGCAATACCCGCAAGTTTGCTTTTCTCAGTCGTAGTGAAGTCTTCGGTTGATAATCCTTTTCCAGCTACAATATCAACTTTGCTATTTAAAGCTGCCTGTGTATCTGTACTGATTGGCTTGTCGGCATCGCTGGTGTTATCTACCAAATTTAAACCAAGATTATATTTAGCTTGGGCAACATCTGTAAGGTCTGCTAGATTCTCTTCAGCAATCAAAAAGCCTTCTAAGCCTTCTGTCACTTCTTGTTCTACGCCATCAATTCTGTTTTTTAAGTGCCTAGTTCGATCTGCTAGAATGGCAATAGGCACATTATAAAAGCCATCTACAAACTGATCTTGTTCCCAAACAGGTTGACCGCCTAAAACAGGGGTACTCGTGTCTGGAATCAATACTTCTTCTTCCCACAAGGGCTTATCTACATATTTTGCCATCTTACCTACCTATCAGTAATGTTATCGTGATACGAAGCCCATTTGCCCCCAAACACCTTTCCGTCTCCGGGCGTAATATCCACTTCTCTTTCAATGATCGTGCAAACTTGAGGAATCACTTCTCTTCCAATCACTCTATTCCAATTCCCGCCATCAACCACGTCGCCTATTGGAGAATACGTGCCAAAGCCTGTAGCTCCTTCTACACCATCAAAGGCAAACATAGCTTCAAACTTGCATTCGTATTGTGGGCTTGGGTCGTATGGGTTGCCATTAACATCTAATAGCATCGTCAAGGAAGGAACTACACTTCCATCTCCAACAAAAGTTCCGTTAAAGAAGTGAGTGTATGTAAAAGCGCCATATCCCTTTACATTAGGAACACCTTGAAATCCAAAGAATTGCTCATAATCAAAGCTGCCGTATACCATTCCCACACCTATTGGTTTGGGTAATAGAATGCTTTCATAGCTAGCAGTAGTGTTTATGTAACGAAGCAGGGCCACTTCTTCTCTTGTCAAGTTTCGACCAATCATGAGCCTAAACTTCGCTGCCCCTTCTTCCACAATATTACTTCCGTTCGTATTAAATACGAAGTTGGAAAAAGTCATTATGTCTTCAGGCGTAGCCCTTGTAACGTTCTTTGCAATTTTTGCTTTAATCAGAAGTCTATATAGATCATCTGTAAGAGTGATATTCCCTATCCTAGAAGCTCTACCATCCCACCAAGCACTACCTACAGCCGGGTCATAAAGATTCCCGTAGCTGTCTGCTTGCCACTCTCCTTCAAAGCCGAAAAAGGTAAGTAGGTCTGCATCTATCAAAGTGCGAGGTTGTCCAACAATGTCTCCAAGAATATCTAGTTGAATGCCCTCTGCGGTGTTTAGACTTCTCTTCTCCATCAAGTCTTTTAAGACCATCTGCAATTCAACACTATCAGCTACTAATAGCTGTAGGTATTTATCGAATACCGGAGCACCAATAAATTGTTCTGTTACCCTTCCTCTCGCTTCTTCTAGGTAGTGTGTAAGGTTGAATTCATTTTGCATAACTCACTCCTTACGTAATACTGATGTTGGTAATAGGAAGAATAATTCTTTGATTTAAATTAGCAATAATATTGGATGAAAACCAATTGTCGCCATCTAAGGACACTTCGAGAGAATCTACTTGATGTCCAGTCACAGTGTTAATAGGCGTATATAACCTACTAAATACAAGGTCTTGTCCAATTACAAGAGTGTCAACATATTCACTCACTGCTTGTTTAATACTGTCATCGCCGTTAGGTGGATAAGTAGCAAACCTAGTGAGGGTCATTCTCACGTAAATTTCAATCTCTTCTGGTCTAGAAAATCTAATTGTCCTTACATAGCCAAAAGCATCCAAGATATCTATTGAAGTGGAACCTACAGAAAGAATACCTGTTGGCCTATTAAGCCAAATAGCTCTAGCTACTTCTGTCTCCAAACCACCATCAATAATCACGTGGAACGAGTGAGGAGGTAAACCATTCTCATCCGTTAAGTCTGTGTCATTCTCGTATATTGCAATACTATTAACACCAGTGATGCCATACAGTGCGCTATATAGAGATTCAATGATATTGGTAGCTCTTTGGAACTTTGTCTCACGGAATCTATTTCTAAGCTCGGAATCTGTTTCTCTTGATCTTCCTACAACGGCAGGGAGTGGATTGGTGATTGCATCCCATCCAAACACCGGAGTAGCAATTGTATTGATCGTATCTGCTGGCTGTTCAAAACCACCTGTCTCTTGAGCTACAACTCTGCCTACAGCCAATACTTTTTCGATTTGCATGTTGCCCGAAGTGAAGAATTCCAGTAGTTGAAATTCTGCTTCACCTTCAATGTACAACTTACCTTCTACTTCATACCCTTTAATCGCAGAGTGGTTATCTTCAATGTCTTCTATTAACCCTTCTACAATTTCACTTGTATTGGGGGTAGGGCCAGTTGTATAACGAATGGGGAGATATGCCCCTTCTGAAGTGTGTCTGTAAAATACGGTGTATTCTTGATTTGGGACAATGCTTGTAATCCCAATTCCAACTCCATGACAACTCTCAGGTGTTAATAGGATATCTTCCGTTGTTTCATACAACTGAGAAGTTGTGCTACTTCGAGCCACACTCCCTATAGGAATAGTAATTCCACTGTTCCCTGTCACAATTACATCTGCTACAGTAGAACTATCGGGAAAGCGTGAGATACCGCCAATAGCTACTAAATTATCTAAAGCCACACCTGTTGCACTGTTAGGGTCAAAAGCCAAATACACTTGTTGTACTGCTTCCCATAAATCAGCAATGGCTGGACTTTTTAGACCAATTAACCTACCAATTGTGGTACTGTCAGAAGTATCTACAATATCGCCAGGAGGAACGAGGTCTTGAAAAATTACTTGTGCTCGTGCTTTAGAATCAGAAATGACTTCGTGAAGCCTCTTTACTGTGAGGCCATGTTCTGTTAATCCTGCCATTTATCCCTCTCGTTTAGATTGTTTAAATAGTAATGACAGACGAAACGTTTCCATCCTCTGCCTTTACTGTAAACCTACAAGAGTAAACACGAGAAGGGCCATCAAACGTAGACTGAAAAGACACGATCTGTTTAACCCCTTTCTCCATCATAATCTGTTCCTGAATGATTATGTCCACTGTAGATTTTCTTATCTTTTTTCCTAAAATTCTTTCTAAGTAGGGAACGCCATATTCCACGTTTAAAAACCATTCTTGAAAGAGAGTTTTTAGTCGTATGTATAATCTTTGTGTAACAACATCAACTAAATCTGATGTCGTAGGGCAAGCCCCATTGTCAAAGATCATATCGTATGTCCCTGTCGTATAATCTCTATGAATAAGCAAGTCCATACTCTTTCCTTTAATTGATTGGGCCGTCAGTTGGGCCACCACCGTCATTCTCTGGATGCCTATGGGATTCCATTGCAATACCATTAAGAACAAAGCTCCCATTTTGAGAGAGGCTTGCAGTCATCGTGGCACTATCTGTTGCAGAGATTGCATATGTACCAGTACCTACAACAAAACTTCCACTATTAAACGAAACACTACTTGCATTCACCGAGAAGTCGCTTGTATTGACCGAAGTAGAACTGTCTGCATTAATTTCTGCATCTTGACAGTTCACTGTAACTTTGGTAGGAGAATTGATTATCACATCTCCATTAGGCTTTAACCTTATTTCTACCTCACTACCACTACCAATGTTATGAACCAACACAACATCACTAGGACTATGGCTATGTGTTCTTTTACTTGCTTGGTTAGGAGACGTTTGAAAAGGATAAATTGGACTTGCAATACAATCCCTAGGGTCAAATGTACGCATGTCAATAGGGGCATCGGAGTGTCCCGCCCCTCTCTTCCACACTTCCAACCCCCGCATGGAAAATTCTAGCCACACTGGTTGCCCAACAGAGACAGGATAAGTGAGGCCACCTTGTAAACTAACGGGCTGTTTCAAAGGAACATTCAAAATAGGAGGCCGCTGTGTGCTTGCCTCTCCGTCTTGTGTACGGACGTTAATAGTGGGCTGAACATCAACACACAACTGGCCTAAATCCTTCACTGCTACGATAATGCCCGGAATATTCGTATAGACATTAGAAAGAGCGTAATCGCTAGATGCCGTTAAAACTTCATGTAATGAAGGTATTTGTGCCACTTCTCTCTCCTTTTAATCTATTTTCTCAGTGCAGGTGAGAGTGGAATACCAAGAGTTACCTCTTAAATCCCCATCGTGTCTCACTTCATCTACTTTGTAATATCCTGTTAAATCTTCAAAATCCAACTTAATGATACTTCCTGCAATGATCGTTGGATTCAAAAGAATCTTGAGTTTTAACGTATTTTTAGTTGCCTTAGTTTTACTTCCCTTTTTTCTCATTCGCTTAGAGTCAGGGCTAAGAAACTCAGGCCGTTCAATCAGTCCCGACATTTGCCCAATAAGAGGAACACTCTCTTTATTGTCAGAAAAAGTACCATCAATGTCGGACACATACAATACGCCACTATCAATCTGCCATTCCAAGTTGTAGTCTTTAGAAAGCTTATCTAAGTTTTGTCTTGGACTCCCCGATAATGGGTATCCATCGGGCAGTTGCTTCTTCACTGCCTCTCCGTTCATTTCTTGTCTGGTAACAGCAGGAATGTCTTTTACGATAGCCTGAATAACATCTCTTACCGTCTTACCTGCGGGAACAATACTACTCACTGTCGTATTGTTTAAGTCTGAGAATAATTCGTCTATTTCCAAGCGTGTGATAAGGTCGGTGTTTTGTCGTCTGGTGAAGAAAGCCTTAATGTCTTTCTTAGTATTAATGATACCAACTACTTCGCCAGAAAACAACTCAACTAACTCTGTATCGTAATACCCCACCTTCAAAGAAACACGAACATAATCTTCTTCTAAAGCTCTACGTCTTTCTTCTGTAAGGTTAAAGATTTCAACACGTGCTTTATTCTTCTTGTCTTTGTTGTTGCTTGTCTTTGTAACAGAGAATCTTATTTGAAGGTTTTTAATTTCCACTGCACCTTCTTCATTCCCTACCACTAAAGAATATACTCTATCCTTTTGCAGTATCATTTTATCCCTCGTAGAAATAGAATAACTGATAATACTCAGACAATTGATAGGGATTGGCTACTGTATGGTTTTGTTTCTTACCAATAGGATGCAGCCAGAAGAATCCTTCTAACTCTGTTGCATAATCAAAGAAGATTGGATATTCAGGCACTACCGCTTCCCCTAAAATAATCGGGTCGCCGTTAGCGTAGCGAATATCCATAATCCACTGTTGCATCCTCTCGTTGTAATAGAACCGTAATTTATAAGCCACTCTTTCCAAAGAAATAAAGTAGTTATAGTCAGGGTCAGGATAGAGAGGAATAGGTACATACATTTCTTCCACACTATTCTCCTTTAATTAGTTGCACGGCCTACATTGCTCATTACGTCAGGGCGGGGAGATTGACTCGTAGAAGAAGGAGTTGAAGGTACATTCCCTTTCTCCTTAGTGGGAGTAGTTGCTCTTTGTGTCGGAGTATTGTTTTGTGGATTAGGAGCATCAGCACTCTCTAACGATACAAACCTCACTTGTTCCAATTCCATATTAAACACAAGGGCATCTCCATTTTCTACAGACTCTTCTGAAGAAAACTTAACGACGATTAAATCCTGCATCACAGGAAAAGGAAAACCTCCAAATACATCAAAAAGAGTGATGGGGGTCATTCTATTCACCCATTTCCCTTTTTGCGTATCGTAATACAAACCATTCATGAGTTCTTTCATGAGTTGGTCAATCGTATCTTTATGGTCTGTTCTTTCTGATTGGTCTACTGAAACAGAAGGATTTACCTGAGGAAGAAATTGTGTAACCACCCCAGGTAAAAACTGTCTAAGCTTTCCCCCCAAACCTCCAACACTTACCGCTGAAGGTTGATCGTTATTGTTAATTACAGGGTCGCCATCTAGTATTAGCTGCGATGGAATGTTAGAAAAATCTACACTAGAAATAACCCCTGCAATCTGAATCTTAGGGTTATTTGAAATATAGTGGTCAGAGACAGACGCGCCTGCTTCTATAGGGTGATCTGTAACCCTGCCACTGTAGTTTTTCTTATATTCCGTTACAGCATCAAAGTAGATAGCTCCTGAAACAGAAGTAGTATCTGTCAAGTCTCCAAATTTAATTGCTAAAGCCATAATGCACTCCTATTTAGGGACTTGTGGATATTGAGTGATTGTCTGTCCAATCTCTTCCTCGATAACACTCTTGATAGCTTCACTAAGATCAACATCAGGTGTGAGATTTTCTACTTCACCTTCCACTCTGACAGTACCCTTAATGTTAATATCTACTGAACGATGTTGAGAGGCAGAAGATTCTCCCATTGGAGTGTTCTCAGGTACATTCCCCCAACCATCTCTAAACCAAGGATTGTTTAATATCCATTTCACTAGACCGCTAGTTACCCCTGAAGCTGCTTCGTCAGGAGACGGCATTTGTCCAACACCTAGATCAGATTGAGAGAGAATATCGCTAGATAAGATGGAAGAAACAGCGCCGCTAGTTACCCTATCTTTCGGAACATCGAAGGAAGAGCCAGGAGGGTTGTCCACTATGTCTTGAACAATGCGGCTTCTATTTGACCTACCTGCAAAATTATCTACGGTTGCCTTTGTAACCATAGTCATGAGGTCTGACATAGGTAGGTTAAAGTAGTCGCCTCTTGCAGATTGCAGTTGACCAAAAATATCGTCTTCTAAAAGTCTTTGTTCGACTAAAGACAAGCCTTCTCTTTGTGCGGCTTCGCCCGCTTGTTTCCTTGCTTCTTGACGGTCAACACCTATTAATTGAGAAGCATAAGCTCCCTTTAAATTGCCTGTAGCCAAATTAGCGTACACTGCCCCGTAGTCTTGCATGTAATACAAAACTTGAAGCATAACTTTTCCTAAGGCTTCAAACTCTTTTTTGGTTGATTCTAGGCTGATAAGCTTGAAAGAAAAACCTGCTTGGTCAACACTTTCTTTCAACCTGTCAATGGTCTTTTGAATTTCGTATATGATTAAAGGAATGTCTGTGGCGTTAACATCCCCAAACAAAGCATTCATGAAGTTATTTTCATGTGCTTTGCCCGTTAACCATTCCAGAGTTTCTTTTGGGACTAGCAACGCCGCCGCCACTAGATGTCCAGCGCGTCTAAAAGCGTCACCTAGTAAGTCTGCCATTGGGATAGAAGCTTCTACAGATTGTGTAAAAGCATCAAATATAGAAGTTAAGCCTTCTGTAGCCCCCGCTGCCATAAATCTCTTCAACCAATCTTCATTCTTTTTTGCAGCTTTTCTTCTATGATATTCAACTGTCTGGTAGAAATCTTCAATGAATGGCTGTGCTCTTTTACCTAAGGCTTCAAAGAACATTGGAAGATACTTAATAGCATCAAGTTCTCCCATTTCCATCATTTTATCTAGCTTGGCTCTATCCCCACCTGCTGCAACTTCGGCCATAATAGTGATGGCTTCAGGCATGCCTTGTTCAGCTAATTGTTGTCGAAGCTCTTCTGATTGGATTCTTCCTTTAGAAACCATTTGGGAAATTGCCCGAATAGAACCTTTAAGCTGCTCTTCATTCAGCCCCATAACAGAAGCATAATCCATAAAGTCACTGAAACCTTGCGGTAATGCGGGTTCTAAGCTAGTACCTCTCGCACCTGCATACATTTGGGCATAGAACGGGGTGAGTGATGCTGTACGAATACCTAATCTATCACCCAACTGGTTTATATATTGTTCTTGTCTTGCAGCTTCTTCCCTATCTTGGATAGCTGCCCTCATCATGATAGCTTGACCTTCCAATTCCGTAGAACGGTTGGTCAGGGCATTTAACCCGTAGGCACCGGCTACAAATGGCAGGGAGTACATTCCATATCTAAGAAAAGCCCCCGCACCGCCACCTATCATCATAGGGTTGTGCCAAGGATTTTGATTTCTAGGATTTCTAGTGGTGACTCTATCTCCACCCGCTGCCCCGCCTTGCGTTCTTCGTGTCTGTCTTACAGTGGGGTTAATACGAGGATTAATAGTTGGAGATACAACAAGCTGATTGATGGATTGTCTAATTTGATTTCTCATTTCCGTCAAGGAAGCTTGAGAAAACAATGCTCCTACTCTAATTCTTGTCGTTCGGCCACTTACATTAAGAGCATTATTGATTGCGGCAACTAAGGCTCTTTTAGAAACAGAAAAATTTGACAAACGAATACTAGAAGCAGGGCTATTACTTGTAGCCCGTAAAGCTGCGTTCATGGCACGAAGGAGAGAAGAGCGAGAAACTTGAAAATCTCGTACCTGCACTCCTCGTAAAGTGAATGAAGCTCCTGCAAGTTGTGCGGCATTAGCCGACCCGAACGCAGAACTAATTGACCGCCTCATTTCGGCCCGATTAACTTTTACTGCACCCACCGTAACGTTGTTCAAACGAATGTTTGCACCACCAACGGCGTTGTTTATCGCGGCCCTTAAATTTTTTGAATTAACAGAAAAATTGTTAATACGAAGAGAGATATCTTTGGAAACAACAGCTTTCTTCTGGAAAGCTTCCATCTTCTTCTGGATAGTGTCTAAATAGGTCTGAACTTGAGTGAGGGAATTTCTATCAATCCCCACACCCACCTGAGCATAATAGGAAGCAATAGCTGTCATTTATTTCCTCCTACCATTTCGCTTTTCTTGTTGTTTCATTCTGTGAGCCTCATCTTCTCTTATGGTCATTTGGGCGTCAATCATTTCTAACATATCTAGAAACGTTTTAATCGAATACTTGCCTGTACGAAAACTATGAAGCGTATCAATAGGAGAAGAAGAAGCCATTACCACTCTCATCACTCTCCAATCCCCTGAAAACTGTTGCAGCATCTTTCGATATTCAGGGGTATGAGCGACAGGAGCGCCTTCTGGCGATACCTCAGCTTCTTTTACTCTGAAGTATCGCTTTGCCCGTTTGGGACGCCATCAGCCCCCACTTCTCCGAAGTTAAACTCTAGAATCTTTGCAAAAAGTTCATTCAACTCTTTATAGTTCCGAGAGAAATGTTTATCAAACCACTTCTCGTTAACAGCTTTGTTGTTGTACGTTACACTTGCCAACACCACGCCTTTAATAAATGCGGCTGAAGGGTTTGTACCTGCCGTAGCGAAGTCAGCCAGCTTATTCATAGCTTCTAAGCCAAAAGAGGCATCCAAAGCGTTAATAAGATAACGATTTTCACCAACTACGTGTTCAATTTGATCTTTAGAATTCATAATGTGACTCTCCTATTACATTATTTTTAAAACAGTGAGGTAATCCTGTCTACAAGACTTCCCCAATTTCCTCCACTACCCATCGTCATATCTGAAGAAAGACAGTACATTTTCCAAACTCTTTCTGACGACTCAGCTTCAAATTCTTTATCTGCTGGTCTTTCCAAAAAGGCTTCTGTTGATTGAAAGACTTCTCCTGTGAGAACATCTTTCAGGGTGATTTCTATTCTTCCCGTTCCATAAGCTTCATCTAGCGTCACAATCTGTGAAAAGATAAGGTTTGTTGGGCTTGTCTGAGAAAGAGTGATGTCAATTTCTGCTGCTGAATTTCCTATACGAACTCTTGTATTTTTTCCTCGTATACCTTCTACGATTCGGAAACTAGGGTGCATTCTTCTTATAGACAGTCTTTCCCATCCTTCTACTATTGCTCCTCCAAAAGTCATAACAACTTCGGAAGGAGAATATTCTCTTACGTCTTGACTCATGTTTCCTCCTTACAAGAATGTACCTGCAAGGCCCAAACCCGTTCTTAGAACGTCTTCTCCTAAAGAAGAAGGGCTATCATTTCCACCTACGTTGAAGGTCACTTGAGAACATTTGATAGTCCATTCCCTCTCTTCAATACTGACAGAGAAGTCACTATCCGGTTTAGATTCAATCCAACTTGTTAAAGAGAAGAACAAACTGCTCCCAAGTTGGTCTTTTATAATCAATGGGAATTTTCCCATCTTTGTTATTTCATCTACTGTCAGCGCGTAAGAAAGCACTTGATTGCTTTCAGAACCGCTATGCAATACTAGCTGCACAGTGTAAAGGGGATTACTAGAAAACGTCCTAGTAGGAGCACCATCAGCGGAAACTCGTGTCGAGAAAGAAGGTTCATCTTTAGAAATACTAATAAATGTTCCGTCAATAAATCCACTTAATTGATGAACCCCTCCAAACAAGACCGTAACGTCTTCGGGGCTGTATGTGCCTAAAATAGCCATCTATTCTCCTCTTCCCTTTCTTGACTTCATTTTCATTTTGTTGTATATTGAAATTTTAAGGAGTCTAAAAATGGATGTATATATTAAACATGATTTAATGAGTTTAGACCGCAAATGGATAAACTCCTTAATAATCGACAAAGTTAAATACTCTACTCGTGCCGGAAAACTTTGGCAGTCTATCGTGTATAGAGCTAATCCTAACGGAAAGTTTCAAGAGAAACATCCTTCGTATATTGGCACACAAAACTTGTTTGCATGTTTTCAAGAATTTGCTGAGTGGTGTCAGCAACAGAAAGGCTATATGTCTGTTGAAACTAATGGTCGATTCTGGTCTTTAGACAAGGATATTATTTTTCCTTCTTTGAAAGCTTATAGTCCCGAAACTTGTCGTTTTGTACCTTATGACATAAACTGTCTATTCAATACTAACGGTATTCAGAGAGAAGATTTACCTATCGGAGTTTCTTTTCATAAAGCTTCTGGAAAATACGCTTCCGAGATAAGTTTAGGAAAGAAACGACAATATCTAGGTTTGTATGAAACTGAAATTGAAGCTCATCAAGTCTGGAAAGAAAGTAAAATTTCTCAGATTAACTCGGTAATAGCCGAGTACAAAAATCAAGTTTGTCAAGATATTGTTATACGTCTCAAGGAAGAAGTTTTCAAACTCCAATCCACGAACTTGTATTATGGTTTAAAACAGTCCTAACATAGCCATATACACTCCAAAGAAAAGAAAGAAGGGGATTACTCCCCTTCCCCCTTATTACGGAACAGGAGTAAATCCTGCGTTAGCTGGATTCCATACTTCGTTAGGTGTAAAACCTAGTTCGTTTACGGTGTCCCAAGTAGGAGTAGTAAACTTCCCGTTACCACCTTCAAAGATTTGCATATTAATTGCATGCAGAATCCAAGGTCTTTCACTCACTTCAGTACCAAACCCAATATCAGGAGATGTACCGATAAACACGCCACCACTAGAGGCAACAGTGCGACCTGAAAGGTCTTTAATCGTGATTGAGAAGATGTCTTCGCCTGAACGACTTGCTTCGTCTAGAATCAAGAGTTGGGAAAGAACATCGTTAGTTTCGCTAGACTGGTGTAGCGTCAAAGTAACGTCACAGTTTTTCACGGCCCGCACTACACGAACGTTTGAAGCATCTGCTCCAGTGTACAAAGTAGCGTGGGGAATGATTCTGGTGATGTTAATAAAAGTTCCGTCTACAAACCCCGAAACAGTGTGTGTGAATTTGTTGTTAGATAGAACAACAAGCACAGACTCAGGGCTGTAGCTTCCAAGAATGTGAGATGCTTCCATTTATCTATTCCTTGTTAAATTATTCTTGAAAGGCTTGTACACTACATTAGTAATGTACAATGCCCTCGATTCTGACAATAGAAACTGCACCTGCTAAACGAGCTACAAACTTGAAATCGCCCATTACTCTTTGAGCGCGTTGCATTTCAGGAATTGCTAGTACACGTGGAGAGGTAACAGTGTAAGTGTCGATTGCGTTATTACCTTGAGCTTGCGTCAAGACAGAACGGATTTCATTCTCGATCATTGTTGCTCCTGCGTCCGTAAACGGAATCTTTAGGGTATTGACAAGACGGAAGAAAATTTGTTCTTGTAAACGGGCATATAGCCAATCAACAATCTGCATGGTATCTACCCACTCACCTTCAGCTACCTTACCTCTGCGGGTAATGTTCACACCCTTAACAGGGATGTAATAGTTGTAGCCTCTGTTTTCCAGAATAAAGATTTGCGTATCAGTGAGTCTAGAAACAGTAACACCAGGGAGAGACTTGTATTCCCAAGTGATGTTGCCCGGAGTATATGGAAGATTTCCACCCACCCAAGCAGCTTCAGGGAAATCTGCGTCTGCTGTGTTTGAGAACATAACAATAGTGCGAGTCATATTGCGAAGCTTCAAACGTTGTCCAATATCCATACCGATAGGGTCTGTTGCTTCAGTATCCACCACAGCTACAACACCATTAACATCTTGCGCAGCTTCGGTTACAACAAAATCTACAAAATTATTGGTGATCGTCAGTAGGCCAGTTGCGTCATTTAGAGCAAAAGCTCCTGCAAAGGTTTGCGTTGGAGTCCCAATAAAGTTGCCCCAATCGGCACCATCAAATGTAGATGTGTAAGTTTCGCCTGCAATAGTCAATTGAACTGTATCGCCATTAACTGCACCGTTGAGGTCATACTGTACAGTTGAAGTGTAAACAACAGTTTGTGCAGAAGTGTAAGCTAATTGTGAAGATGTTGAAGTGAAGTACAATTTGCGCATAGCTTGAATTACACCTGCCACTGCAAAAATATCATCGTCTAGGTGAGATTCGGTAATTACTGCATACCAAGTATCATCAGCGTCGATAGCTTCGTTTAAGGCTTCTACATAAGATTCCTCATCGCCAGTTTGACGGTTTACTTTGCCTACCTTGAATTGGTTGGGCTTAACATCTCCACCAAGCAGTTTAGTCGCCATTACATAGCCTGTATGTGAGCTACCAAGATCAGCTTCTAGAGCTTCTAAAGATGTATAAGTTTTTACACGGTCACTAGCAAATGCTGTAATACTGTCATCCATCTCTACAAGGAGTAGAGGAATATCAAAGGACGTAATATCCACTTGTGCAGTTTGGCGTGTGATTTGTACTTGTACAATTGAATCAATTTGTGCCATTTGTTTTCCTTATTTTTAAAAAGAAATTACTACCCTACTCCTTGTAAGGTACTTTGAATACTTCACCATTAACAGTAATGTATTCGACCCAATCAAAAGATTGTTTTGTGAAGATAGAAAATGTAAGGTTAGTGTCAAAGTTAAAACTATCTACCCACTTCGTTTCTCGTAATTGTGGGTTTCTTCTTAGGTCTGTTTTCTTTAACAAACCTAGATTCCTTTTAGCTAACTCTTCAAAACATCTTCTATTGTTAAAATGATGATGCAGAGCGGTAGCAACTTCCCCTGCTTTATCTCCGAAAACAGAAACTTGCAGATAAATGTTGTAATGCGTATTGAATTCTAGCCACTCCCCTTCGGGAACAATAAAGCTGCCCTCATCTCTCTTACCTTCTTGTTTTATTTGTAAAATATCTAATACGCAGTAAGTGTTAAGAGATTCTATGCTATTTGTTTTGGAAAAAACAACATCTACAGTGTTGTAATTCAGGCTATCTAAAATAGCCCTCATGCCATCATATAAAGTGTCTTGTAAAGGCTCATAATAGCCACCAGAGAAGGACTTCATTATTGTTGTGCTCCTCTTCTAGTTACTTTGTTTTGAACAGTATCTAACATAAATCCAGTATCAATGAGAGGGTCATTTTTACCTTTTAATCTCACGGTTACGGGGCTGTTGGCAGGGCTACTCCACGCTTCTATAATTTCTTGAAGTTCGTTTTTTAAAGTAACGCCCACTTGATTATTTACATCTGTCCAAGTTCTACTTCCCATTGCCACTTGATGAGCCAGAGATGTAAAAGAAGGGAGTAACAACTTTGCTCTAGGAAGAAATCCTAAGCGCATATAAGGTCTTGGGGGTGTGTAAGAACCGGGAATAGCACTACCCATTCCGTTTATATGTCCTTCTTCGTTCCACTTTGCGATTTGCGCTACAGGGACGCCAGAAGGATGCATTGTCGGCTCCACCCAACCAATGTTTGAAATCTTGTCTCCACCTTTAGATAGGTTTTTAGCCATCTGCTTCCACACCCTATCGTCTTTTTTCAGCTTAACTTTGGTTGTTATTCCCATCTCATCTTCTCCTACAACCCTTTCGCTGAAAGAGGCTCACGAGCGCAATACACCATCCGGTGATCTAGGACACCCATTCCATAATGCTTTTCTTTCATTACTTTATATAGATGACCTTCCCAAACCACTTTATCCGCAGCATTACCAGTTTGTTGTGATTCTTCTGCTGTCACTAAATGGTCTGTTGTATAAATCTTTATCCACTCTCTAGTTCTATCAGCTTCTGCCATCTGCATAAGCTCTTGAAACTTGACAGGTTGAACATTACCTTCAATAGTGGGATTAGGTAGAATTTCTGTTTCTTGTGGCCTACCTTTCACCATTGTTGTGATATATCTTTTCACTACAATATCAACAACGTTAGTAAGTTGAAATGTTGGCCTTGATCGTCTTGCATTGGAGTTTCTAGAGATATTAGCCACAGCCACACCCCCAACGTCTATCTTCTATCAAACAATCGTAATTTTTAACTCTTGTCCACCAAGATGAACAATGAGAAATACTCGCCAGAGGATGTCTCAGATATTCAGGGTCATGAATAAGTTTGCACACTTCTTTTGCAGAAGTACCGCCCACCCAAGGCTTTAAATCTAAAGGTAAGTTGGCTAAACTGTTTTCATCCAGAAAATCTTGTAGAGCTTTTCTATACTCTATGGAAGCGTTATTCCATACTTCTATATCTCCTGTCCTTTCCCTGTAATTAACTTGAGAAAGATAAAAGACAATACTAAATCCTGCCTGCCTTGCAGCTTTTTTAACATTCCAATTATTTAGCTCTAACACTAAATAATATTCTTCATCTGTCAGAATCGGGTAAAATACACTGCTTTCGACATCGCCCAACATTATTCTTAACAGGGCGATCTTGGCTTCCTGTTCTGGTGTAATATCTTCAAAAGCCATAAATTCCCCTATTTAAAAGAAAATAAAAGGGAAGGGAAATTCCCTTCCCTTCTTATTCACCCTCATCTACAGATTAAGCTTCGTTCCGTAGGGTGAGGATAAGATCAGGACGCTTGAGAACGTTCAGGAAGTTGGTTTCTGACATAATCTCAATGATGTCATCCTTGCGGTTGATGTACTCGAAGTAGTAGCTTTCAAGTGCAGTCTTGTTCACAGTGGACAGACGATTTGCAGGTGCAAACCAAGTCTCGAAAGACTGAGTGCCACGCGGGAACAGATATGCATCATCAGGAGCTACGTAAGGAATACCAGCAACACTTCCTCTCACTTCAACAAACAGGATACCTGCATAGTCGAAAGTACGGAAACGAGCGTCTAGAGGAGCACCAGCGGTTAGACGGTCAACCAGTAGAGGCTGTTGTTGGCTGTTTTGTACGTAGAAATAACGTTCAACAATGAAAGCGTTATTGGTCAGAGCACTGAAAAACTCAGGCGAACACAGGCAGATAAAGTCAGTGACAATATCTCCAGTTTGTAGATCGTCCTGAATTTGACCAAGAGCGCCCTCTAGTGCAATGTTAGGGGCAACAGTGGTTGAGTCTAGGTCAACAGAAACCACTTGTCGGCTAATACCGAATTCAGTGTAGTAGTTGACGTTAACAGTGCCACGTGGGGAGTAAACAGTACCGTCTTTAATGACTTGCATACGAGCCATTTCAAGCGTCAGTGCATGAGCACGACGAATACGGCTCATTTTCTCAGCACGTTTCTGTTCAATAGTTTCCAGGCCAAGTCCACCGTTGATTGCAGCTTCCCATTCGATATTTGCGTCAATATCGTTAGGAGTAATTGCATCGTCAACAGGGTAGTGAGGTACAGGCAGAGTTAGGAAATCACGTGCTGCACCCGCGATTGAAGGATTGCGCTCATCCCAATTACGGTCTTCCAGGAGGTGTTGGCCTTCAGTGGTGCGAGGAACCATGATAGTCTTCAGTCGGCCATACTTGTTTTCAAACAAGCCAAGACGATTTACAAGACCCCATGTGTTAGGCACAATGTTGATACCTGAAGATAGGTCAACTGCCTTGCCATAGGCTTGTGGGTTGTTAGTAATAGGCATTTATATATTCTCCGCTAATTGATGTCTTAAAAATTATTGTTGTTCTATTAAAGAGTCTTCTCAAGAACAATGCCTTGGTTTTGTAGAAGCTGCTTCATAGTTGCATACTGAACTTCAGTAGGTTCAAAACCTAGATTTTCAAGAATCAGCATGTCCTTTAGGAACACAGGGCCAGCTACAAAAGCAACTGAATTAAGATCAGTATCTGAAGCAGTAACAGTCCAAGATTCCTTGCAACCGTAGTTATCACCGAAGACAACAGCAAATTCGTTAGTATTAACGAGTTGACCTGCGGCGGTAACAGGGGCATAAGGAGCTAGAGCACTAGCACTGGTAGCACGGAAAACCAGGGTACCGATATTGAGCGTTCCGGCGAATTGAACGACAATCTCGCTACGGGCATAACCAACGGAGGGGTCAACTTCGTGGTAAACAAGATCGGACAGGTCTGTACGATTTAGGGTTACGAAAGGCATGTTTATATTTCCTTCTTAAAGTATTGTTGTAATTATTGCTTTACGCCAAATTGCTTTTGGAGAATTTGAACGTGCATAGGAACTTCATCTGCCTTTTCAATTGGTGCAGAATCCGAAGTTTTTTGGAAAAGATCACTGTTTTCTACAACTTCAGCTTTAGCTTTCAAAGAAGCTACAACAGTGCTGAAAGATTCATCATCAAGAACAGCAGTGCTCTTCAGGAGAGCTTCTACTTGCGCTTCATCGGACACTGCTTCTGAAATTGCAGCCTTTCTGAAAGCTTCTTTTTGTTCTTGTGCAGCTTTCTCGTAAGAAGCAACTTGTTCTTGAGCTTCCTTTAGAAGAGCTTGCGCATTTTCTAGGTCTGCCTTTAGGACTTTGGTTGCTTCGTCCACGGCCTTTTCAATTTCTACTTGCATTTGATTTCCTTTTTTAGACTTAAAAACATCTACTAGCTTTTCGTTCTTGGAAATGGAATCGAACGACTTAACTATCAGACTACGGACGCCGCTATCAATACCTTCAAGAGAGTCCGATAAAATAACTTTATTCTCTCCTTCAACATAACTAACAACACGGCTAACTTCAGTGGCCTCATTCCCTACTTCAACTTCCAATCCAGTTACGGTATATGTTGCGTAAAAGATTCCACTATTATTTGAGAAAACAACAGTGCTTTCATCAAAATCTACTACCCAAGTCCAATCGTATTCTTTAGACTCGAATTTCTTTACAGCCTCAGAAAGCTTCTCTCGAAGAGCCTCGTAGGATGCTTTGGTAACTTGTACCTTCACTCCTGATACCTTCTCAATAAGTTTGGCTGTATCTTCGTCAATCTCTGCGTCTGCTTTCATAAGCAAAGAAAGATTGCGTCCATTACTAGCTCCACCTTGAATTTCATGGGTCATAGCTAGATGTGGGCTTTTCTTTTTCTTAATTTCCAAAGCCATTATTCTTCCTCTCCTTCCGTTAGAGGCTCATCAAAGGATATATTGGTAAGTTCCCCTGTCTCTTCGTTTAGGTGTGCCATAGCACCAATGCTAACGCCACCTAAAACACCTGCCTTTTTGAGTTCCCACAAATCTTCGTTGTGGTATTTCAATTTAGCAATCCAAGTTCCCGCCTTAATAGGTTGGTCTGTTCCTTCCACTACAACATCAAGTTCTTTTTGAATCCAAGTGTCTTCAACAGTGAAATCTTCCGTGTCTTGAATATGAAATAGATTAGCCTTAACTACCCCTTCCCTGAGGTTTTCATTGAAGTTTTCACACGCCTTTTCCAAAGTTTCTATGGACATCCAATGTCCGTGAGAGTCTTTGATGTTGGGTTCGTAAACTACTTCATAGGAAATCCTTTCTTCTTGCTGTTCGGCTTCCTTCTGGATAATTCCGTATTTCTTCAGCAAGGAAATAACATCATCTTTTAAACTCATTAGTTCTCCTTGTTCGCTATACTGGAATCTCCAGCACTAGGAGAAGTAGATGTTCCTTCTCCTGTAGGACTTACCATTCCCTCTCCAGAGTTCGATTTGAAGTTGGTAGCATTAGCTCTAATGTCTTCCACACTCACCTCAATATCATCGTAAGCTGTGTTTAAGCCGAGTTTGCTATGAATGGTGTTGATAGTATCTGCATCTAATTTAATCAAACCATTAGAAGCAATACGCTGAATAGCACTACTCCAATCATTTAGATTTGTTCTCTGAACCTCTTCAAACTCAAAGTAAGGTAGATGCTCTGTAGACCATCCGTTGATTGCAAACAATTGAGGAATCAAGTCGTGATTCAGAATATCCCTAATCTCAGTCAATCTAGCTTCAACGATAGTTGCAGTGATATTTTCAAGAGACTCCGCAAGTGCAAAACTCCCACTTCCGTCTTGACCAATAATCATCATAGGGGTTAGAAGGCCAGTGACAATCTCACGGCGATAACGAGCAATAACTTCAGAAACGTCGTATGTTGCAGTTCCAGTGACACTCTTCACTTCAAACTCGAATAGCGGCTTTCCGCTGTCGTCGTAGATTCGTGGAAGAATAATCCCACTCTGTTCCCCGCTATGCATTAGTGCCAAAGCTCTTTGGAACGCTTCGTAGGTTTCTTTTTCTTCTTCAGTGGCTGTTGCTGACATATATTGAGGAGGGAGATAAATCACTTTCATCCCTCGCACATCTGTAGCAATACCTAAGGACTCTTGCCTCTCAAGTTCTGTTTTATATCTCCATGCCATGTAGACATTATTAAGAGGGGAAGAACCTATTGGGCTGTCCTTTACAGGGTCTGCCCTAAAGAGCATGAACTTTTCTCTACGAATGAACTGTGTATCAGTGGTATATTCGTAAACCTTGTTATCTTTACCCTTTGGAATATTTCTGTATTGGTGTAACCCTGTTAATCTTCGGCCTGCTGCGTCCCACTCCCATCCTGCAACACTGTCTTGTGTAATCAGAGGGAGTTCTTTAATACCGTAGAGGCCATCGTTATAGCGACTCCCCGTTCCTCTAGAACGTTTACGATAAACCTTCTCTACAGGGGCAAATCCAAATCTATTAAAGGAAGTTGCTTGTCTAATAAAGTCTGTCCAGCTATGCTCCATATCATTCATGCACGACTCGACAAATTTTGTTTTATCCCAAAGGTCTTCTTCGTGTCCCTCGGGAATCTTTATTTTCCAATTCACCTTAGCAATTTGCATCTCCATGAGGTTCAAAGAAGATGCTATAGTGGCGTCTTTCAACATGGCTTTATAAGTGGTTATACATTCAGGCCACTTTAAATCCCAATTACATTCTTCCTCGATTAACCCTGCTAAAGCTTTCAAGCCGTTATAAGATGTTCTCCCTTTTTCAATACGAAGAACAGGAATGTCTCCACGCCCTAGGGAGACATTTTCTTTTTCATCTTTTTCTGCCATTATCTCTCCTATGCACCAAAAGCAGACATCCCCCTAAACGGATTACCTACAGCAAATTTAGTGTTAATATCAATTAAATTTTTAGAAATTCCCGATAAGGAAGTTGTCTTGGAAGCTAACGCAGTGAAGGCCGTAGAAGTGGAGTCAACCAAGTCATCGTGACCTGATTCACCTCTCTTCCTTTCTCCAGTGAAAGTTTCTAATTCTTTATAATAGAAATCGTTGGAGCTTTTAATATCGTTTTCCTTGTCCCAACCACAGTTGGACAGAACAAACACTCCACCATTCTCTGCAACAGAAGCAAAAGGTCTGAATCTATCTAGTTTGCTTTTGTTGGTTTTCTCTTTCTTTGTAGCAATCCCCAACTCAGCTAATCTTCTACAAAACAACTGTGTTGCTCTTTGTGCGGCAGGGCCGGGGTCTTGAGGAATTATGTATTCCACTCCAAACGGGTCATCTTCATAGCATTCAAGAACAAAGCTTTCCCACTGCCCATGTCGTATACGGCATCGTCTTATATCATCAATAACATAATCACCATTCTTCATTTTCCGCATACGTACTGAAGTGGTATAGTCGGGGGATGGATTTAAATCTGAAACTAACGTTCCAGCGAAGTCAAATGCTCTCACTGTATACCAGACATCTTCTTCGTCTACATGGTGTATCTCTGTAACCCAATTTCTGTTGAAATAGCTGCTAGCTTCTTCCCTAATAAACCAGTTACCTTCGAGAAGTCTTGCACGTTCAACACCCTTCAACCCTCTCAACCAACTAACATATTTGGGGTTAACTTTGGACATAACAGGGTTATCTTTGACAGTTGCAGAAATAAAAGTGAAACTCAAGCAGTCTTCAGCATCTACTCCATACTTCTGAACTAACTCTTCTGTACTGTCTCCCCAAATAAAATCACCGTCTTGGAAAGTGAAGTAACGTATCAAGCCATCCTTTTCCCTGTTTGGTGTGCCGTCTTCGTTTAAATAAGGCTCCACCCACTTCCTGAGAAAATGGTCGGCATCCGGGTTACAGGTGATTTTTAGGTGGGGTTTTACGTCAGGGCAAGAAGGATTACGCATACGAGACATGATGTATTGAATCATGTGTTGCGTGAATTGAGTGCCTTCGTCTACGTAGAATAGGTTAGCTTCGGAACCTTGCCAATTAACGTCTGCTTGGTCGTTCTCGAAGTGTTTGAGATATATTTCAGCACCTGATTTATGGAACACAAACTTTCCGTCTTTTGCTCTCCACGTATACTCATCAGGAGTATACGCTTGACCAAACACACGTTTACATTTAGTTAGCATCCCGCCAGGGCCAGTCAATTGTGGAGTTGTTCTTCTAGTGATTACTCCAATAAAGTTTGGAATATCTGTATATTTTAAAAAGTCGATAACTCCAATTTCCGACTTACCACTACCTGCTGCGCCCCCGTAGAGCGTGACATCAGCCTCGCTCTCTACATACATTAACTGGCGTACCGAGCAAGGGCCAGGAAGGTTTTTAGACATTAAGCCTCCTTAACTTCTCCCTCTGCCTCAGGAGCATCTTGTTCTTCGGTTTGTTTTTCAGCGTCTTCTTTCTTTTTGTTTGTAGTTTTTCTTGCAGTTGTCTTTTTAGCAACAGGCTTTTCTTCTTTCTTTACAGGAACACCCGCAGCAACTTTAATTTCTGGTGTCTCATCTACTGGTGTATCTGCTGGAACCATAACTTCTGCTCTAAGATACAAGCCCTTAATTACTGTACAGTTATCTTCAAGAACACCCCCAATGCTTCCAAGGTATAGAAGACCCTCAACAAACTTACGAGTGCTAACAGTAGACACAATTACCTTTTTAAATTCCATGTTTTCTCCTTTAATACTTATAAGAAAAATAAAGGGAGCCTAAGCTCCCGTTTATAAATTTTAATCTGACTAACAGCCACCCTACCTGCTGTTAGAAATAGGACACAAGAATTTGCCCCCTCTCCACACATACTATATCGTCGTATGATACGGAAACAAGAAAGGGTAGCAGCCCCCTTGTTTCTTTCCCGTAACTATAACGGCCCAGGAAAATTCTTAATCTTCGTCAATAATCTTTAAGCTTAAACGTGGCTTTGGTCTAACACCCGTTGTGCCATTAGCTCTTTCTTCTTCTTGTCTATCTTTGACATCCAGTTTGTAGCTTTCTTCAGCAATCGCCCCACGTGTTAGTGTGTTGATATTCTGAATCACCCATTTAGCTGTATCCAGTTGAGACTTATCTAAAGTGCCGTCTCCTTCTATGGCTCTAGCAATAATATCTACCGCATCTGGTTCTAATTCTTTTAATTTATTCAGCGTAGAACGTAGACGACTAATGGGCCTTGAAGTGCCTTTGGGTCTTCCTTTTGGATTCCCTGTCTGACCAGCTTTCCAAGCTGTCTTGGGAAGTTCTTTTTCTTCTGACATTTTCTCTCCTTTCGGAATACAAGTATATGCCCGGAGCACCACATTAAAGGAGGAAAGTTGCAATGCTCTACGGGTCTAAATTGGTCTTTCCACGAGGACTCGAACCTCGACCACTTCGCCCCAAACGAAGTACGCTACCATTACGCTACAGAAAGAAAGAAGCCTAAGTTGACTTCAGCTTATGCCTAACATAAGCAATGTTTGGAGTTGGTAGTGGGAGTTGAACCCTACGCCGCAACCTTGAAAGGGTTGTGATCTATCCGTTAATCTATACCAACAATAAAATTATCTCTGCCCCGTTTGTGACGTTTGAGCACTTTAGAAGCGTCTATAAAGAGGCTATCTAACTAAGCTTTCACATATCCGAGGTCTTCAGGAAAACGTCTTCTCCTTTCTGTAAATTGCTTCTTCAACGTTTACACGGAAGAAGACTCAAGACGCAAGCAAACGCTTCGTAGACTTGTTTAAGGGCTAGGACGTTTATCCTTGCCATACCCGAAATCTTGTTCGTAATACATATCTATCCTTCCTTCCTTATAAGGCTTTAGGAACAACCACCACTTTATATTCTTTTCCTTCAAAGAACACTGTCCCTTGAAAGTTATTTTCAAAAGCCTCTTGAAGTTGCTTTGAAGCTTCCTTGTCATTCAAAATCTTTCTAGTTAAATCACTCATCAAAGCTTTCATCTTTCACCTCAATATAAGTGTTATTATATTTTAACTATAAATAAGTTACAACCCTATTTGATTTTTAAATAAAAAGAAAACGGGACACCCTCTTTATTATACAGAGTATATTTTTTATTCTTAAAATAAGATGAGGGTTTTAGACGTTTCGGAAAATCTTTCTGCCATACAGAATATACGTCTCCTTTATACACCGTATACCTTCCTTCAAAACCTTTCACCCACTCTTCACCTTCTTCTAAAACATAAGGAGGAAACTCTTCTGTAATATTTGAAAATGAACAATCTAAACAATCAAAGTTTTTAAAGAAAAGTCTTTTTCCTTTTATGTTTCTGCCTGAAAATGTTTCATATACAAGCCTATGGACATATTTTCTCATGACAACAGAATTACGAGATAACATCACAGACTTGAAAGTTAAACCAGAAGAAGATGGAACAAAATAGTATTTCATTTCTTCTAACTTACCTTTCTTATTAGAAAATACTCTTCCTTCCTTTGAAACGAAATATCCCTCAAATCCCTTAACAGGGAGAATATCTTCCATTCTCTACTCCTTTATTAGTATATTATATTGTCTATTCTCTTTGATTGAATTCTGTGAACATAACTTCCCCTTGAGGGCTAGGTTGATATTAATATCCCTAATCTCCCTCAAGTTGAGTCTTCACAGTAAGCATTCTCCCCGAAGCTATCCTGCTTGCCGCACATGGCAAAATATCCTAAGATATGAGACAGAGATTGATTTATCACACAATCTCCTAGGAGCCTTCCTCTCGTGATAGAGTCTTGGCACAGTGCTCCTACCGTGTACAGCGTACATTCGGCAACTTCCCTGTTTGCGCCTTGCTTTTCTTTTGCGCTAGAATTTTCATTCTTCTGAGTCAAGAACAATTGGTACAACAAAAACCCTCAGAACCATCCACTCTACAACAATTGTGCTAGGATGTCAACTAATGTACATCCAATGTTGTCAAACGTGGCGTACTTGCAACAATATGTTGTTTAGCCACATAACTCTTGACATTTATACAAGGATGGACTAAAGTACATTTTGAAAGGGATTATTTTCTTTTGTTGTTAAAGGAGGCATGGTGTACGAAGATTGTGAAGATTACGGTGTAGGTCGTCGTGGACGTAAAAAACGGTCAAATAAAACAGTGAAGGTAGTAAAGGAGAAATTTATAGAAGAGCGTGAAGGTCTTATCAAACCAATTACAGCAAAGAATGAAAATCAAAAAAAATATCTAGATTCTTTGCAGAAAAACACCCTCACAGTGGGGAAGGGTAGCGCAGGAACTGGTAAGTCCTATTTGGCGGCATCAGTGGCAGCAAACAAATATCTGCGTGGTGAGGTTGATACAATTGTTGTCACCCGCCCTATTGTAGGTATGGGTAGATCAACAGGCTTTTGGCCTGGAACGATGGAGCAGAAGATTCAACCTTACGTTCAACCGATTCTTAATACTATCAAGAAACGAATTGGGAATCAGCGTTTTGAATCTGAATTCGGGAAGTCCATTGTTATTCAACCAATGGAATCTATTCGTGGAATGAGTTTTGAACCTAAAACTTATTTACTCGTAGATGAAGCGCAAAACATGACGCCTGAGGAAATCAGAAGTGTAGTTACTAGAACCGAAGAAGGTGCTTATTTAGCTTTTTGCGGAGATGATAAACAGAAAGACATCCCCGGCGTAAGTGGAATTGTTTATTTAGCTGATCTAATTAAAAACAACGATATTCCTAGCTGTGGGGTAGTAGAGTTTTCCTTTGAGGATATTGTACGATCAGGACTAACAAGAAAATTCGTAGAGATATTTGAAACAGAAGGTGCAGTATCTCAAGTTGAAAAGAAGTATAAGGGGATTTAATGACAAATAATAAAATGTTTGATGAGGGATGTGAGTTAGACTTCGGCATTAAAGATACTTTGGAAGTGTATTGTGAAAATAATGTTCAAAAGATTTATCGCATCTTTCTAGATGAAGAAATCACAGAGCCTTCTAAGTATCGAAATGTAGTTAACACGTTAGAACGTGCAACTGAAAACGATGTTGTAGAATTCAGAATCAATACCATTGGTGGCAACTTGTTTTCAACGCTCCCAATCTATAATGGAATTTTGAGTGCAAGTGCTCGTACACGTGCAATTATTGACGGAACAGCAATCAGTGCAGGAACATTTATTCCGCTTGCTTGTGATGATGTTATTGTAATGAAGAATTCTCTAATGATGTGCCATTCGGCAACGTGGGGAGCTTGGGGAGATTTAAAATCTTTACGTGACCAAAGTAATTTTAAATTCCAATGGGCAAGAAAACTGATTGGTGAAGTGTATGAAGGTTTCATGTCGGAAGAAGAAATTGAAGACATGATCGAAAACAGTATGGAATACTGGATGTTTGACGATGAAATTGTAGAACGACTACAACGGCGTCAAGAGTACATACAGAAACAAGAGTCCCAAGAAATTATTGTTCCTGAGAAACAACTGTCAACACGACAAAGGAAAAAGAGTGCTTGAAGACATGGAGCAATATCTGCCAGAAGGAACGCCCAAAGACCTGAAGAAAAAGGTGGTGGTTGTTTCGGAAGAAGATAGACTTTCGGATGAATTTAAAGCGCCTTGTAAGTATTACATAATTGATGCTTTTGGTAATGGCGTTTATTTTAAAACTAGAAGTAGGCTGACAGCTTCGGCCCTATCTGACAAAATCTATGGTAATGGGTTTTTTACGGTGAAACAAGTTGTAAAGGCTATTGCCCGTTAGTAAAGATTGAAGTATCATAAGGCACTTTCAACTTAGGTTGTTAGTGCCTTTTTCTTTTGGAGAAACAAATGAAATATTTTACCGGAGTAGGAAGCAGAGAAACACCTGAACATATATGCGGAATAGTAAAACAAATATCCTTAAAACTATCCGAAGATAATTGGATTCTTAGGTCAGGCGGTGCTGATGGGGCTGACTTAGCTTTTCAAGGAGGCACAACAGAAGATATTACCCCTGAAATATATCTCCCTTGGTACGGTTTTAATAACCTTTATTCTACGGAAAGTTTACTGTTCCCTAAGTTTTGGGATAACTGGCACGAAGCAGAGGCTTTAGCAAGTGAAGTCCACCCTGCTTGGGATAAACTCTCAGATGGGGCCAAGGCTTTACATACACGCAATTGTTATCAAGTATTAGGAAAGGATTTAGAAACTCCAAGCAAGTTTTTAATATGTTGGGCGAAGGAGACAAAGAGTGGAGAAATCAGTGGTGGGACTAGGACAGCCGTTGTATTAGCTCAACAAAATAATATACCAATTTACAACTTATGGTATGATGAAGTTCAATCCAGGTTTCAAAGATATTTAGAAGGATGAGTATGAAAACAAAGCATAAAAAAGCATACATGGAGTGTGCAGAAGCTTTTGCCCAATGCTCCGTTGGGGAGAGACTTCAAGTGGGAAGCGTGATAGTTAAAAACAATAGGATAATTTCTTGTGGCTACAATGCGCTGCCAGAGCACATTGATGGCCCGCTGGAAGATGAGAACAACGTTACACGACCTGAAGTGAGGCATAGCGAAAAGAATGCGTTGATGGGTTTGATTAAATCTAATGAAACTGCTGTTGGAGCCACCTTGTTTTGTACGCATGCTTGCTGCAAATTTTGTGCTATTGATATTGTAGATTCAGGGATAGTAAAATTTATTTTTAAACATGAATATAGATGCTCAGAGGGATTGGACTACTTGAGAAAATATGGTGTAGCCGTGGAGAAGTTTAAAGAGAATGATATTTAAACAATTTCTATGTTCATTTTTGTTTTCCTTTGGGGTTATGCTTCATAATGTAATTTCATTAGAAGAAACAATTCCATTGTTACACAACAGTCATATCCCTTTGTATAAAAAATACATCAATGCGGAATCCCTTTGTTTACAAAGTGAGGAATGTAGATTACTATCTGAAATCGGGTATTACGAGTCAAGAAATCAGAGCGATGAGGGACAGTTAGCAGTGATGCAGACTGTTCTTAACAGGGTTGCCCACCCGAGATGGCCGAATACAATTAAAGATGTTGTCTATGATGGGTGCCAATTTAGTTATACTTGTGATGGTAGTATAGGTCGTCGTAAAGCTAACTTAAAAGAATGGCAGAGGAGTTATAAATTGGCTTATAGGTTGTTAACTGGCAACGCTAAAGCAGATTTAGGGGTTGACACCAAAAAAGTAACACACTACCATACTAAACAAGTAAAGCCGTACTGGTCTAGGATATTTACAAAAGTAGGAGAGTTAGACGATCATGTGTTCTACAAGTGTCAAAAACGATGTTAAAATTACTGTAGAAATTATTTCTGTTTACCCTAATGGTTTTAAGGCCAAAGTCTCCAACGGAACACATTGGATTGAAGGCTGTTTTGTTAGGCTAGGCAGGGTGAAAGAGTGGTTGAACTCCGCACGATTTAGTTTTGATTCTCCAACCTTCTATTATTCTAAAGAAATGAATCAAGCAGTGAATAATAATATGGGAAGACCCCCTCGTCTCCTGTATAAATTTGCTTGGGCAACCTTCTTTGAGAAAGTAGTGAGGCCGAATGAACGTTTAGTCAGTATGTACGGAAGACGTAAAAAACAATCTGTACATTTCCCTGCTGTAGCTAAAATCTATAAACACAGAGATGTGCTGACGCAAGCCCTAGAAGATAATCAAACTAACATTCTTCCTCTTATCCTTACTACAGGCTTATCACCTCAAGAGATGAAAGATTTATATGGTAAGGGTTTGTGGAAGAATCTTGCTAAAAATTCCCACCATAGAAACAAGCAAATTTCTAGAATCGTAGATAAAGTACCTTTACCCGATTTTGCCGAAGAAATTAAATCTTATAATTCTAATTTCTTTGAAATATTCGCAACTGTGGTGCGGCGTAGACGCAGAGAAGAAGTGAAGAATATTCTTAAATATATGAAGCAATGGCCTGTAGCTCATATAAAACGACTCGGCCCTATTGAAAGGACTGTTACGATTTTAGGAGACTCTTTAGTAATGGCTCAAAGACTGCAAGAAAGAGTTCCCAATAATATTCTAAATGATTTAAACATTTTGTTGGATTTTCACGACAACCTCGCCCAAAGAGAAAGAGACTTATGGAGGGTTAAACAAGATCAAGATAGAATGTTTGATCTAACTAATTCTTGGATTCCTAAGGAATCTTCTTATGAAGATGCTAATGCTGTTGCTATTTTAACAACAGAGCAGCTAGACAAAGAAGGTAAAATCATGCATCATTGTGTTGCAGGATATGCGTATCACGTGGCAAGTGGGCAATATCTTGTTTACCACCTCTCAGACGGAAAGGAAGAAGCTACGCTAGGTTTGCAGTTGGTGAACAACAACGTTTGGGTCTGTCAGCAAATGTATAGAGAGTGTAATCAAACAGTTGATTCGCCCGTATTAAAAGAACTAGCCGTAAAATTGATTAAGGAAGTAAATGAAGCATACAGAGAAAGGGAGGAGAAATGAATATAGTTTATTTTTTAAAAGCATTTCTTAGTGGGTCAAAAGAATTCATTATTTTCTTTGTGTTGTTTTGGTTACAAATACTTTGTTTCTTCCTAGTATTCCCGTTTTGTAAGAAGGAAAGTACGATAGATGCAGAAGAACTTTGGTTTGCGTGGCATCCAGTAGTGCTGGAGGCCCGTAGCGGAGTGAAAACTTCTAATATTCGTTGGCTTACGAGAGTGAAGAGATGGCACTCTTGGGACGGAATGCCATATTACTATCCAATAAAGGAGTCTACAGATGGTTAATGTTATTACGAAACATTTCACAAAGAAATACGCTGTTCTTTATCGAGAAAGTGAACGTGGATGGGGTAGCGATTTTTGGATTCGCTATTTTGACTCAGAACAAGAAGCTAAAGAAGCAGTAGTAGACTGCAATAAAGACCTTCCTGATGTTGCTCCTGATTATTATATCGTAGCAGAGTACAAAGGATTAAAAGAAGTCGAAACCGACGCTATGGGGAATATATTAAATGGTTGACCAAGATACAGTCATTAACAATTTACTAGAATTGGTGCGAAAAATTAGTTATATGTTAGACGGAGGGATGAATTGCGGTAGCGACTATATTTTGATTATGGAAGAAGATGCACAGGAAGTAGAAAATATTCTTCAGCAGCTTGACGATCTTCCCTACGAGAGTGATTATTGTTATTATTCAACGCAAGATAAGGTGGCTTTGGCTTTGGGGAGAAAAGTAGATGAGTAGAGTTTTTGTAACAAGTGACTTGCACAGAGGGCATAGGAATATCCATAAATATCGACCTTTTGCTTCTGCGGAAGAGCACGATGAATTTGTAAAAGAACAATATCATTCAGTTGTCACTAAACGTGATACTGTTATGTTTCTTGGAGATGTGGCGTTTACGTCTGAAGCTTTAGAGGAAATTGCTAAGTGGCCTGGATATAAAGTTTTAATTCTTGGTAATCACGATGTAGAGCGCCTAAACTTTTCACTGTTGACACAAACGTATAACAAAGTGTATAGTTTGCATAACAAGAAAGGATGTTGGCTATCTCATGCTCCTATCCATCCTGTAGAGCTTAGAGGAAAGTTTTGTGTACACGGACACATGCATTCCAATGTTATTCCTGATGGGCGATACAGAAACGTTTGTCTGGAACACACAGAATATAAGCCAATTCTTTTTGAAGACGTAGTAAAAGAGTTGAGAAGTAAAAATGCAGAAAACATCTAAGGAATCGTTGACAACACTAGAAGAAGCGATTACACTGCTTGAAGCAATATCGCTAAGTAGCAAGCCCATTGAAGAAAGAGATTATAAAATTTTATCTTATGCTCTTCGAGAAGGCAGAAACCAAATTCAACACTTGGAAAAACTTTTAAAAATCGCAATAAAGGAGAATTAAATGGAAATTAAAAATATCTTTAAGAAGACTGATACTGTTGATAATGTGATTTCAGATTTTACTTCTGTACTTGACCGCCTTGAAGGAATTGTACAGAAGCAACAAGATAACGTCTCACGTATTGAAACAGAGATTAATAGTCTTCAGATTGAACAAAAGAAGAGCAAGGAAGAGGCTAATCGTGCGGAAAATATTGCTGCGAAGATTTCCGCTCTTCTGAGCTAATTTAAGAGGTAGAGTATGGCACACAAAGCAATTATCGCTAAGATTGATAAAGTAGAGACTATCCCCGGTGCAGATCGAATTCAAATTGCCTACGTACTTGGTGAACCTGTCGTTGTCTCAAAGGATTTGCCTGTAGGGTTTATAGGTGTATTCTTTCCTGTAGATGTTCAACTTTCAGAACAATATTGCCGAGAAAATAATCTTTTCCGTAATTCTGAAAAGAATGCTGATTCTGATAAGAAAGGTTTCTTTGATGATAATCGTAAAGTACGAGCACAACCCTTTTTGAAAGTTCGTAGTAGCGGGTATTTCTCTTCTCTGGAGAGCTTGGCATTCTGCGGAGAAGTGCCTACTCAACTTGGAACAGAATTTGATGAACTCAATGGTGTTAAAATTTGTCAAAAATACATCACTGAACAGGCTCGAAAGGCAATAGGAAACCAAAGAACCAAGACAGTAAAGGCTAACGCTTTTCCTTTGTTTGAAAAACATTCTGACACCGATAACTTCCGACACTTTGCGGCCAACATTCCTGTGGGTGCTCTTCTTTCTTTTCATAACAAGCGGCATGGCACTTCCATGCGAGTAGCCAAAATGCGAAGAACAGTAGAACTTCCTCGTTGGAAGAAACTGATTAACAAGATTGCGCCTATCTTTCCTCTTACAGGGGATTATGAAATGGTGGTTGGAAGTAGAAATGTCACGCTACAACAAGAATACAAAGAAGGTTTTCATGGAAGTGAATCTTTCCGTTTCGAGGTAGGTAGAGAAATCTATCCTCTGTTAGAAGATGGAATGACCGTGTATGGAGAAATTGTTGGTTTTGTCAACGGTAAGGCTATTATGCCTAATGGAGACATAAAAGCTTTGAAAGACAAGCGGTACACAGAGAAATATGGTAATACCAATGTGTTTCACTACGGTTGCACAGAAGGTGAATACAAGTGGCACATTTACCGGATAACCCGGCAAACTGTTGATGGTAAAAACATTGATTTGTCTCAAAAGGAAATGGAACAATGGTGTGAGAATAGAGGAATTGAATCCACATTTGAAGTTCACCCTCAGATGATCTACAACGGAGACGAAGAAGCCTTGCGTGAGTTGGTGGAAAAGCTCACGGAGCGTCCTGAACATCTTGGAGAAGACCATCAGTTTTCAGGAATGATCGGAGAAGGTATTATTGTCAGAGTAGACACTAATAAAACAAACCCCAAGTTTTTCAAATGCAAAAGTTACCCCTTCCGGGTAATGGAAGGGCTTGCAGATGTTGTAGACATGGAAACAGTGTCTTAGGAGATATAATGGAAGCATTGATTATTTACGGCCCTTCGGGGTCTGGTAAATCTACTCTAGCAGAATCTGTGCTGGATGGTGCGGAATATGCTGTACGGATTGAACGGGATGTTATTCGAGCAGAAGTTATTCCAGGCTTTCATGAAAACGGATGGAATGGCTACAAGCCTTTCTCTCCTTGGGAAGACGTAGTAACTTTTTATTGGCACTCTGAGATTTATAGAGCACAAGAACTGTGTCGGAATATAATTATTTCTGACACGCTTTGTAAAAAGAAAGAACGGGATAAAGTAAAATTCCTTTTGGAGACGCTTGGATATGAAGTGGAATTTTTCAGAATGGACACTTCTTTGGAAACGTGTATTAAAAGAGATGCACTGAGAGATAATCGTTCTGTGGGAGAAACAGTAATCCTCCAACAATTTGAAAATTTAAATAAAGGGTAGTATTTTGAAAACATATACGTTTGAACTTTATTCTTCAGGACTTTCTCCAGAGTGGGATGAATATGAATATTTCTCAAAAGACATATCTGTTTGTCACAGACAACCCATGTACTCTGAGAGAGCTTGTTTTATTGCTGTATTAGAAGACGAAGGGCTGTTGACAGATAGAGATTTGGCTTATACAATCACTCTAACTTCCCTAGAACAGATTTTGATTGAAAACAACATTTATGTGAAATTTATTGATGGAGAAAACTATGAAGAAGCCTGAAATTATTGAAGTGGTGCGTTATATTCGACCAGATGTTTACGATTCATTTCCTTTGTGTCTACACGATAACCTGCACGGTATTACTATTATTTTTACAGTAGATTATGCAGCACGTACAGTAAAGGCACAGTGGAGTGTTTGTAATCAAGATAATTTTGAGAGGAAACTTGGCAAAACTATTGCACGGCAGGCGAAGGAATATATCTATCCCTTGGATGGGGATACAAGCCTAACTGTTTCTCTGTTTCACAATCTTTTGAAAGACCAAGAAAAAGAAAATCATTGTATCCAGACAGACGACATTCACGAATACTGTTATGAATTTGTTCGGCAAACATTTCTAAACGCTACGCGAAAGATGAAGGCAGAATAATGGTGATTCCAATGTCTAGTGTGGTGGCGATCACCTTCTTAGGGATTTGCATTCCTGTTTGGTGGTGGGTTATTTGTTCTACGAAATCTAAATCAGGTGGTTATGATTACGTTTAATAAGAGTGGTGTTGTGAAGACTAGCGAAGAAGATATGCGAGTGTTGAAGGCTATTGAAGAGCAGGATGAATTCGATCTTTACCATAATCCTGATGATGTAATTAACGAGTTGGATTTCATTCCCACTTTTAGGATGGAGGATTAAATGTACTATCAAACTTATACAACTAAAGATGCTGTAGTCGAAGCTGCACTGTTTGAAGATACAGATGCTATTGGAGACATCGTTCAAAATCTATACGACAGTAAGGCTACTAGCGTTTATTTAACTGTTGTAGCAAACAATCCGCAATTGGCAGATACTACGCATACAATAACAATTACTTTTATCCAGAACGGAGTGCTGCAAGTATTGTTCCTTGGGGATATGTTAGTTTTTGATGAAAACGATAACGCTATTGTATGGAATCAAGAAGATTTCTTGGAAAAGTACGAACTGGTGGGCGGAGGTGAAAATGAGTGAGACAAATCAATGGCCTACTCTATACTCTAAGGGAAGCAAAGGAGAAATTCGCACTTGGGAAATTGAGGCAGAGGGAAATTCCTACATCATGAGTCATGGAATGAAAGGAGGAAAAATCACTTCCAAGACGATCAAAGTAGAAGGGAAGAACGTAGGCAGGGCAAATGAAACTAGCCCTGAAGAACAGGCCGTTCGAGAGGCGCAGGCCAAGTTTGATAAACAACTCAAACGGGGTTATTTCAAAACAGAAGAGGAAGCCCGCTCCTCAGTAAAAATGACGCCCATGAAGCTTCAAAACTTCAATGAGCAAGGGCATAAAATTGCATATCCGTGCTATTTCTCTCTGAAGTTGGATGGTCTTCGACTTTTGGTGGATACAGATTTAAAAGCCCAAAGTAAAGCAGGAGAAGATTACACTATCCCGGAACATATCTTAAAGGATATTGCAAAGCTGAAAGATATTCTAGGCGATAGTTGGTATGGATTGGATGGCGAAGTTTTTGCAGGAAATAGGAACAAAGGCGGTCTTTCTCTCCAAGAAATTGTTTCTGCCTTTCGTAAGGAAAATGAAAACACTCCTCGCCTACAGTATTGGATTTATGATATTCCTAAGGCTAATGAATTCTTCTCTACACGTAACGAACGTCTAGGCTATATCGCAGACATTATCAGACAGTTTTCGTTGAACAGTCTCGTGGCTTTGCCTTGCAGCTTTGCTTTCAGTGAGAGCGATGTTCAGAAACATTTCGTTCGTAGTGGGATTGACAAAGAAGAAGGTATTGTAGTGAGAAATCAACAAGGGCTTTACGAATTTGGTAAAAGATCGTATGATGCTCAGAAGTTGAAAAATCGAGACACAGTAGAAGCGTATGTTGAACGAGCTGAAGAAGATAAAAACAATGAAGCAGTGTTACATTGCTCATTAAAAGAAGGAATTAAATTTAAGGTTAAAATGCGCAAAGATGCAGACCCAAATGTAAACCTTCGTCTGTATGGTAATCGGGAGTTGGTGGTAGGTAAATGGATTGAAGTGGAATACGAAGACATCTCTGATGCGGGAGTCCCAACCAAGCCTGTCGGTCTACGTATCCGAGAAGTTGACCCTAATACGTGGGAACCTTTAGAATAAGCAAGGAGTAAATATGGGTGGAAACGCAATTCCGTTTAGTGAAAGATTTTCTAACGAAGAATATGCTTCAGTTCAAGCTGAGACTGTATCCTTCATTGAAGGGATGTGGTTGAAACAGGGCGATCACTTTAAGATTGTAAGGGCATACAGAAATAAAGAAGATTTCGGAGATTTGGACATTGTAATAGCTAAGTCTTGTATTACAATAGAAGACTTCCTTTTCTTGGCAGAAAAACATTCCAGAGTGAGCAAGATTGTAAGAAACACTGATGTCGTTTCCATTGCATATCAAGTTAATTTTATAGATTCTTCTAAAATTGTACAATTGGATTTTATATTTGTTGACAACATAAATGTAGCAGCCAATTATTTTGATTTTAATGATCTAGGAAATCTTTTGGGTAGAATTGCACATAAGATGGGCTTTAAGTTTGGACACGACGGATTGAAGTATGTTTTTCGAGACGGCGATAATGTTTATGCAGAGAAAATCATAAGCACAGATTGGACAGAAATCCTTCCTTTTATGGGTTATTCTTTTGAAGAATGGAATAAGGGATTTAACGATCTTGAAGATATTTTTAAGTTTGTAGCTAGCGGTAAATATTTCAATCCTGAAATTTACTTACTACATAATAGAAACTATAAAGCTAGGACACGCGATTCTAAGAGAAAAACTTATAATGAATTTTTGAGGTGGTGTGAGGAGACAAAAAGCGAAGATTTCTACTACCCTTGGCCTGATGATGTTGAACTGAAAGAAATGGTTAAAACTTTGGCTCTTCAACAGTCGTTTCGTGTCTTTCCTAGATGGGGAGAGATATATGTTGAGGAAGTTACTGCACATTTAGAACAACTTAAAATGAAGTTGTGGTGGAACGGAGATATAGCTCGAACTGTAACAGGGCTAGAGGGTAAGGAGTTGGGAATGTTTATGAAACGATTCAAAGAAGTGTTTGATTTGGAAGAATGTTTCAAGCAAGGGCTAGCTTCTGAAGCTTTGGCACAAATTTTATTTTCTTCTTATAGTTAAATATGCTACCAAAGATTTATAAAGACCTAACTTGGCAAGAGAAAAGGACTGTAAGAGAACAATACGTTGAACATCAACAAGGTTTGTGCTATTATTGCCAACGAAACTTGAAAGCTAGCCCTATACATGATAAGGAAATAAATTGGAGCCTCTTTCCTGGCAGGGAAGAATTTCTCCGGTATCCTATTCATCTACACCACTGTCACACTACAGGATTGACTATAGGGGCAGTCCACTCGTATTGTAATGCTGTCTTGTGGCAATATCACGGAGAATAAAATGGAACGAAGAATTGTATGTGCAGCAAATAGACGCAAGAACGGAGAAATTGTTTTAGGGGTGAGGCACTTTTGCATGCACATGCGTAATGCAATCCATCGACATATTTTGGCCGATAATTCCCTTCAAGGGTATGAAGGGGCAGAGACATCTACAACCGATTGGAGTCAATCTGAGCAAGGGTTTATTTGCAACAAGGGAGATTTCCTTACAAGAGAAGAAGCATGGAAAATTGCTGAAAAGACTAACCAAATTGTACGTAGGGTAGGAGGAGATACTATGAATGGTGGTCGTCTCTTTTCAGAAAATCTATATTAAAGGAAATCGAATGAACAGAACAAGAGAAGATTGGCTACGAGAGGCAGCTATCCTTTTGAACGAGGATATTCTTTCTAAATACAAAACGTGTCTTCCAGAACTTTGGAAAGTGAGTGTAGGGTTTCCTTCTTCGGCGTCGGCCATAGGCCAAGCTTGGGACAAAGAAGCATGTGAAGACGGCAAAACACACCATATTTTTATTTCTCCTGAATTGGGTAATCACGATAAGGTGCAACTCCTACAAGTATTGCTTCACGAATGTATTCACATTGCCGTAGGTATTGACCAGAAACATGGAGGAGAATTCAAACGTGTAGCTCGTGATATTGGTTTGGAAGGGAGGCTCACTGCAACTTATGTATCTTCCGATAATCCTCTCTACCAACAACTTTTGGACATTTACCACGCTGTTGGATGGGAGTACCCCCACGTAACATTAAAGAAAAATGCAAAACCAAAGAAAGAGCGAGAAAAGACACAAACTGTTCTCGTGTCTGTAAATGACGAAGGATACGTTGTTAAAATCAAAAACGATGTTCTTGAGTCACTTGGATTTCCTGTAGACCCTTGGGGCGATGAAATGGTGGTTAAAGAGGAATAAATAGAAGTGTCGTCTGTGAAACATGCCTTGAAAGCGGTGATATACGATAAAAGGGGAAGGGTGTTGTCTGTAGGAGAAAATTCTTACACCAAAACTCATCGTGTGCAAGCGGAATATGCTGAACGTGCAGGAACGCCCCATAAAATCTATCTCCATGCCGAGGCCGCAGCTATCCTGAAGTGTAGGGATTTGTCCAAAGCTCATAGAATTTTTGTTTCTAGGACAAATAAGAGAGGAGATTTTCTTTTAGCTAAACCCTGTCCCGCCTGCGAGTTGATGATTAAAGAAAGCGGTATTAAAGTTGTAGAGTGGAGCGTAGGAGAATGAACAAGAGAAAAGAAAGAATTCTTGCCGACCCTAAGAAAAGGGACGCATATTATCGAGCCAAAGAAAGACTATTCGTTGAAATAAAAGAGCGATGGATAGCAGACTGCAATAAAATACAAGAAATGATTGAAGAGCTAAGTTTAATTATTAAAAAGGCAGAACAGGATAAGCTAGATAAGGTTGATCTAGACTTAGTGAAAATTATCAAGGAAAAGTTGGAGATGTAGAGTGGAAGAAATTTGTGAATTTTGTGAGAAACCTTGTACGGGGATGTGGATAGATTATGGTCTTGGTCTTGATGAGTTTTGGGGCAGTGTAATCAATCATGTAGATAAACAATATGTTAGTGACTGTTGTGAAGCTCCCCTAGAACCACGTGAAAGGGATGAGGATTTCGACATTCCTTCGGATTGGGAATACAGATAAGGAGAGACAGAAGTGTGGATAGTCGTAGGCCGAACAGCTTTGAACCGAAGACTAAAAGAGTTAGGTATATCTATTTCTTCTAAAAGTACAGATACTGATGTGTGGACTCTAGAAGATAAATGGAAACCTTCAAACAAGATCATGCTTCGTCTAGACCGTATTGTAATGTCTCAAGAAGTAATGAATGCATTTCAAGAACAGTCTAAATTTGAAGGTGCAGCAACACTAGAGGATTTGCTGGCAATTAAGCTGTCTCACTTCGCTTATGACATTTTCTGGCATAAACACAAACAAGATGTCCTTTTATTGAAAAAGCTTACAAAAGGGAAGTACAATAAGGAATTGTGCGGGGTGTTAAAAAAACATTGGGTAGAAGAGTTTGGGAATAAAGATTTCTTGTCTCTTTACAGAACAAAAGATAAATTCTTTGATGATTTTGTACCTAAGTTGCATGAACATGATTATCTGCATGAATTAGTAGCATTTCCTGACTCTCCGGTGTACGCTTCTTGTCTAAAAGAAGGTCACGATGTTTTTATTGATAAAGAAAAATGGAATGCTCTACCTTCTACCCGAAAGATCAGGATGATGAAGGAAGAGATTGCAGTGATTGCTTTAGAGCGTTGGCTCATCCCTACTCTTTCAAAACAAAAAAATGTGTTCACTATCCAACAAGCTTGGAACAAAAGTCTACACAAAACCGTTACACGCTTGACTAAAGGAATCTTTTGTGATTTCATAGTCGAGAATATTGAAGAATTTCTCTTTCCTCTTGAAAAAGAAATGTTGTATGTTTTATCCCGTTTAAATTTAAAGGAGATTTATATGAGCAAGACTATTACTTTGGACGACTTCACTTCCCTGGTTAATGAAGCCCTGCTAGCTGAGGGCGAAACCCCTCGTTGGGACGATGAATGGGACGATGTTGACATTCTTATGGGAGACTTCCCTGAAAACAATCGCGTGGAGTTTATTGAACAGGAAGGCGGTGGTGAAGGTGGGTCAGAAGATTGTTATTCAGTGATTAAGGTGGATAGTGTTTTCTATAAAGTGTTTTACAATTATTATTCCCATCACGGATTTTGTGTTGAATATGCAACGGTAAAGGAAGTTTCCCCTCAGGAGAAATTGATTACGGTTTATGAGTGAAGATTACAAAGGAAAAGAGTTTGGGAGGTGGCAGGTAATAGATACTGCCCCTTCCTATGTTTGGGTTAGTAAAGATAGTTTAAAATCTCAGAGGCACAAACAATTACTCTGTCAATGCAGTTGCGGTAAAATACAAGTTGTTCGCAAACAATACTTGTTAAGAGGCACTTCTAAGTCTTGCGGTTGTTTGTCGAGAGAGTTGTCTAAAGAGAGAGCAACAGATCACGGCAAGGTGGGTACAAAAGAATATGACGCTTGGATAGAAATGAAACGTCGTTGTTTGAATCCTAATTTTATAGGATATAAATACTATGGAAAACGAGGGATTTCTGTCCAAGAAAATTGGATTAGTAGTTTCGAGGATTTCCTCTCTCATGTAGGGCAAGCGCCTTCTGAAAAACATTCCTTGGATAGAATTAACAGTAATGGAAATTATGAAGAAGGGAATGTAAAATGGAGCCTCAGAGAAGAGCAAAACAAAAATCAACGGAAATTGCGAGGCACTAGCCAATTCAAATATGTCTATTTCCACAAGCAACACAAGAAATGGATTTGTTCTTTAACGGTGGAAGGTAAGCCTATCCATTTAGGAACCTTTGAGACAGAAGAGGATGCCGCTAAAGTTGTTTACAAATATTACTATGAAGTTTTTGGAGAATGGCCTCCTTACACGGAGAAGGACAGAGAGGTTTTAAATTTATGAAACAAGTATAAATACGACAAAGCTAATTAGAAGCCTTTTAAGGCGTTTTAACACAACGCCTAAGGCTTCCCCTATCCTTACACTTTTAAATCGCATACAGGGCGTCTGGTGCCTTCCTGTGCATGTTTATGGCTGAGAATTGTTATGACTGAAGAGCAAGCCTTACATCTCACTTACGAATATTTGTTTTCCGATGACCCCTATTCTTCTATGGCGAGGAGTAGGTATACAAAGCTTTGGAATATTAAAAATTTACCTAAAGAATGTTTTGTTCCTTGGCAGAAAGCGAAAAAACTTCAATTGTTTCATTCTCGCAGAATAAATCTAGTGAACAAAAAGAAAAAGATCACCCATTCTGGTATCTTGTCTTGTTCTGATGTTCGTGGTGTCTCTTATTTTTCAGATAATTTCTCGGAAGGAAGTTTCCTTTTTCCTGTTTTATTGACAGAAAGCGATATTGTTGTAGATGCAAGAAAAGTAGTAAAGTGTATTAAGAAATCCTTTTCTAGAGATAATGACCAAGAGAGGATGGATTTTGCAGATTCCATAGCAGGTAGGGTGGAGAATGAAAATGAATATATGGTGGTGTATAGGCAAGGACTCATCCCTCAAGAATTCCAAAGTTTCTTTAGAAAGGAAGCAGCATGAAAGTAATTAAAGAAAATCGAAGTTTAATTCTTCTGTTTGTAGCAATGATTTTGGCTGTACTGTCTCTGGTCACTATGTTCCCACAACATGCTGGTGCTGGAAGCTATAGGATTCAAAAAGGGGGCCACACAATATATAAATACGAAGACATTACGCCTCAGTACAAAGTAGTGTGTTATTCTCGTGATGGGGTTGGAGGTTATCAGCTTTCTTGTGTAAAGGTGTAATGTGAATATTTATAAAAAACTTCGACTAGAATTAGATGAGTTCAGACAAAAAGAAATTAAAGCTATTGAGGAAGAAGCTTCTGCGCGAAAAGCAAAGGTATGGAAAGAGTGTAACAATCAGATTGCAGCCCTACAAGAAACATGCCCACATATAAACAAAAAAGAAAAAGAAGACTTCGATTACCACAAAAGAGAAACATGGTATGAAGTGTGGTGTGAAGACTGTGGCAAGAGATTAGAAAGGAATTAGAATGAGAGATGTAATATGGTTCCTATTCATAGTTATTGGAGGCATAATTTTCTCCGTTTGGGTGGTATTAGATTCCTCTGGGAATCTAGTGACAGATCAACAAAAAGAATTCTTGCACCAAGCAAGGGAGATGAAGCGAGAATGTGAGATGGCATTGCCACGAACAGAGTATTGTGTGCTACAATTTGTCCCTGCACAACAAAAGGATTGAGGGGTGTTATGAGGACAAGAATTAAGGTGGTGGAGAAGACAGATTTCTATGGTAATGTTTCTGCAGAATACATTCCACAGAGACAACACTGGACGGATTGGCCTTGTTGGGTTGTCACTGATGTGTTTAGTGAACGTGGCCCATTCTTTACATTAGAGTCCGCACAACAAGAGATTGATTGGTTTCTAGAGAGTCAGAAGCGTATGAAGGCTGAATCTAAGAAACGCACTGTTGTAGAAGTGAGTTATATCAAATATCCTTGAGGAATGACAATGTATATTCTTATTGTAGAAGGCAAAGAGGTGATAAGTAGTTACGGCAATCCACTATCTAGGGAGGGAGAGGAATACTACGTTTGTAAAGAGCCAGAAGGGTGGGTGGAGGCTACGGGGAAATCGTTAACTTTCTCTACAGAAGGCGTTCCACGAGAAATAAAAACATTTCGCACACAAGAAGAAGCTATCGCTTTTGCTAAGAAGTGGAAGGGACATCCTTGGTGGGTAAAGCCTAATGGAAATTTCAAGTTAGTGGAAGTGAAGCCTAGATATGAGATTGTTGGATGGGAGATGTAGTGTTTAAATGGATTAAGAGATTTAAATCTAGAACGTCTTCCCCTCCTACAGAAAGGGTGAAGATTCTTAAAGAGAAAGTGCTGGATGTAGTGGAGCCATCCAATATAATTGGACTTTGGTGTTGGGAGAATGGGGAGGTGAGATTGAAATACTACCCAGAACTCCAATACCGGACAGCCAGCGCATCTTGTGGTTATATCATGTACAATCTCTCATATAAAGAAATGAAATGGCTTTCTGCACGGATGAAAGAGATAATTGATGCAAAGAGGAAGCAGTGGCTATTGACATCATGAACAAGTTGAGGAATTTGTAAGGAACAATTAATGAAAGATCGAGAATTACTAGAACTTGCTGCAAAAGCAGCAGGGATAGTTCAAACAGGATTTGTAGAAGGCGATGAAGACTTTTATTGTGCTTTATTATATACCAACCAAGATGATTGTTCAGTGTATTGGAATCCTTTAGAAAATGACGAAGATGCTTTCAAGCTTGCGATATTCCTCGGAATGAAAGTAAGCGGAAGACAAGCAATCATAGAGCACCCCTATGAACCAGAGCTTTGTAAACCTATTTCATTTTCTTATATTTCCACGGAAGAAGAACGGGATAACGTGAAAGCAACACGATTAGCTATTGTTCGTGTAGCCGTTAAAATAGGGAAGAAGGGGTAGACATGTATTTAGACAATATTGTCACAAGGATTAAAAAGAAAGTACATTTTGCTGGATGGGAAGACTACATTCCTGAAGTGTTTAACGGGGAAAAGTGGAAAGAAATCTTTGTAGAAGGGATGTTCCACACAGAAAGAAAGTATAGCGAGTCTTATGCTAAAACCACTATCGACAGATACATTCAGCAGAACAGGATAAAGGAGATTGAATATATTCCCTATCCTCTTGCACTGGCTGAGAAGGTGAAGAGTTTGAGAGAGAAATCTTCTTTAGAAGAAAACTTTGAATCTTACGTGAAGATTCTTTATACACACTATCCTGAATCATTTGACAAGGATGATTACGGGGAATACATCGGTCGGGTGGAACGGGAGGGACATCCCGTAGATGTTAAGTGGTTGTGGAATGCTTTTAATCAAGGTTTCTTGACAGCCGTTGTAAGAACTAATACACACAGGATAGAAAAACAATGAATGAAATAAAACAAGTGTTCACCTATCTAAAGGAAAGAGAAGATTGGTACAAAGAACAGATCAGGGTATTACAAACTCAATGTCCACATGAAAACGTGGAAACAAAAAGAGGGGCCAATACAGATAATTGGGATTATCAAGATTTTTATTGGGTTGTTGTTAAATGTCTGGATTGTGGTATGGTAGCAAGGTATGACAGTAAAGAACATCGTGAGCAATATAGAAAGTATTGCTAAAACAAATAGCCCCTTTAGGGGCTATTATTTTATCTGTAGTTTGTGGATAATTTCATCTATCCTTTCACACTGAACGGAAACAGGGATATTACTATAAGAAGGAATAGCTAGTGACAACAAAATATCTCTACATTCATTCCAAGAAGCGCCTGTTTCATCCACTGCTTGTTCTATGTATTCATACATTCGCTCATGAAGTTCATTTGCAAGAGACATAATACTATCTCTCTTTTCCATAACATCTTCTCTGCCTAACCAGCTAGGGATAAACAAAACTGATGTTCCTTTCTTGGAAGCTTTTGCCTTCACTTTCCGTCTTACCTGCCCTACAACACCCTTCTCTATCTCATCCCCGAAGATTTCTTTTAGACAAGAATACTCTTCAGAAAACAACACCCCTTCTTTTCTCGAAGCAAGAGTATAAATAGAATCAACAGCCTCGGACATAGAAATATCTTCAGGAGGAGTTTGTTTCAATACCTTCTGTACTGTTGTAGTGGAACAATTATTCCTACGGGCAATCTCCCTAATCGAAAACCCTTCCTCTCTATCCAAGTGTATGGATATGTTTCTTTGTTCTTTCATACACTCCTTTAAAATATAGCCCATATAACTGTGTCATTATGCCACATAAAGGTGAGCAAGTCAAGAAAAACAATAAATATGTGTCATTTTTCTCTCTGAAGTGTGTCACTTTGACATATACACTAACACTCTTTTTGTTAATAATATCAAACACTTAGATGGGTGTGTCAGTTTTGGACGTAATATATTATACACCCTCTAAAATCAATTGGGGCTATTCTAATGTTCCCTCTAAAATTTCTCATTGAAATATCCCCGAAGGGGAAGCCCCAACATATATAAATATCTCTTAGTAGGACGCTTTATGACCCGATTGATAAAAGCGGGGCTTAACGCGCCCCACACCAATTAATATTCCCTCACCCATAATATTAAAATATCTATACCCATTACCCTACTAAGATTTAACATTAAGATGAACATAATTTTAATGTTCCCTACTCTTAGGGGATACGTTCAACTAAGTTTCACGTGAAACATTAAATGTTCATTACAGAATAATAAATAATCATAGAAAGAATATTAATGTTCCTCATCTTTTAATATTAAGAGGAACATATAATTATGTATTAAATTCATTATTTGTTGTTTTATTATTACTTTTAGTAATGAATAATATTAATAGGGGCTTGACCAAACCTGACGTTTTGGCCTCGCACTGAGAGTAATTATTGTTATTTATATGTCTTGTATATCAATTTTAATGTCGTTTGTATTTGTAGTGGAAAAACGACAAACATTGTTTAATACTACCCTATGTAACATAAGGGTATTACCTCATGAGTGATTACAGGCGTTCTAAGCCCTTCTATTGTCTTTCTTGTATGAAGTGTTAGCCCTGATTGTTTTAATTGATTGTAGGGCTTCTAATGGCCTTCCCTGGCCCTGTTAACGTATTATTTATTGTGTGTTAGCTTGTTGTATGAAACAAACAAAAGAAAGCCCCTATCAGGGGCTTAGTATTACAACATACGAATAGATTTAATTTCTCCGTTCTTTAATCTTATCATATATTCTTGTTCTTTGTATATGATGCTTAATGTTCTTATATGCCCTGTTGCTGTTGTTATAGAATTGTCATATACAATTGTACCGTACCGTCTGATTGTTTTATATGCTTCCATTAACGGGTTGTCTGATATTGGCATGTTCGCTCCTTAGCATTTCTTACCGTAGTTGATACGGTAAAATGTATTTCCGTTTATCTCTGCATCCGAAACAAAAATAACAGTTTCAAACCCTGCCTTCTTTACGTCTAACGGTATGTTTTTATTTCCGTAGCGTTTGGCTTGTTCCTTTGTCATCTTCTTTTCTAGCTGTCCTAGTCCTACTTTTACAATACGTTTTTCTGTATGCTGCATGATGTTTTCCTTGTTGTGTGTTTCAGTGATTACATTATAAGCAAATAATTAAAACAATACAAGCTTTCAATTGTAAATGTATGTGTGATTTATGAAGAAAAATAAAGCCTGCTAATGCAGGCTTTTTGCTCATTTCATCTATTTACCCCAATTACGTAAAGCTAGAGCATGTAATTTTATATGAATGGGCCGCATATATTCAGTAGGGTTATTCATTGATTGTCTTATCCATTCAGGGGATTGTTTCAGCAATAAGCCTAAATACTGACGTTTATTCATTTCCCTATTTCCTCAGTGATATTATACATGGCAAAAGCATCAGACATTATTGCACCTCTTCCAATTGTTTACGTATTGTCGGGTAATGGGATTGCTTACTAAGCATTACACAGCATTTCTTGTGATTCATGGGATAGGCTGTAAGATAGGTTTTATTTCCTGTCTTTTCGTTTATGGCTACAATATGGTATAACCTTTCTTTGTTCATGCTCTTTCTCACAGTTTAGGCTTTTTCTTTGAAAGCTTAAATTCAATTTCCGGTTCATCTTTTTGAAACACTGCTAACCATGCTTGCGCATTTTCTTTAGAACATTCTCTTTCTAGCTGCCAGTGTAAGCCCCTGGCTACGCTCCACCGTTTACTATACAAGTTTATTGTACGCATGCTTTGCTATTCCTTTTTGCCAAATAATCGCACCTAGCAATAGCAATTGATAATCCATCTTCTGTTAACGGGTATGCACTATCACTAACAGAATGTGTAATACCGCTTTTGAAAACAATGTACATTTCTTGTTTCTTATCACGGCACACCCAATAATTGCCGTTTTCGTGCATAATGTCTGCTACTTTGGTTTGTACGTGGTGCATATCTTACCCTTGGCTATCATCTTCAAAGTTTAATATATTGTACAATTGATTTATTGTTTTTGTCAAGTTTTCTCTGTCTTTCATCCAGGCTAACAAAGCTTTATATTCTTGTGTACGTGTGATGTCAAGGTTAGCAAGCTTTAGCAAGCCGTCTAACTCTTCGCCTAATATGTCATCAGCATGGGCTTTTGCTTGCTCTTCATTCTCAAACAGTTTACCGTCAAAAGTTTTGTAACATTCTACCGTTTTGTATTGTGACATTTCAAACACTCCATTAATGCATGTTCATTATAAAACAATTCTTTCTACTTGGCAAACTATGCGGCCTTATTTTGGCCGCGTCCTGCTAGATAAAATCGTTTATAAAATCTAGATTGCTCCAAGCTAGTACACCGTTTATATCGTATCCCATGCAATAATCAATCCAGTAATCATATCCTGTTTTATCGTTTAATACACGCTCCGCTACATCTTCCAATGCAAAACCGTTTATTTCTTCTGATATGAAAAACCTATGTCCGTCTGACTCTCTGACAAGGTAATACCCTTGTATAACTTCGATTGTGGGCTGTTTGCCTGAGCTAAACAGTTTAGTTTTCTTCTTGCCGAACTCAATCATTTTTAATCTCTTATTTGACTAACATTAAAACCATTATAAAAGAAAAAGACGCTAAAGGCAAGCCCCTAGCGTCAATTATTTTGTAACAAATCTTTGTGTTTTAATGGGGCTGCCATACAACAGGCTTCCGGCCTTTACCCTCTTTATCTGCATGTCCTGCGCGTCTTACAATCCCTTGTTTCTCTGCCCAGGCTAAAGCGTTATTAGTGTTTGTCACAGTAGCCCCGAAACGCTCCGCTAGGCTCTTAGATGTTATTGTCCCTGGCTTCTTTTCCTTAGCCCATGAAGAAACAGCAAAACGGAGTCGTGCGGCTTCCATGCTTACGGGCTTTCCTTTCTTCGCTTCCATGTCAATATCTCCTGAGTGATTTAATCAGTAATTCAATTTATGGGGTAATTATAAGGCTTTAGGGGTAGATTGTCAACACTTGTTTTATATGTCTTTTTGAAAACTTCTGTTGAAAGAAAATACGTAATGCAATCATTGCCTCCTTTCATACTGTATTGTTCAATCATAACGTGATCGTCTTCTAGCCTATACCCTTTTAAGTAGCATCCGGCTATATCGTCAACAAAGAATAACATTTTTACACCTTTTCAACAATAGTTTTTTCACACGAAAGAGCGTACATGCCCGTTTCATCATAATTAGATATTTCTGGAGCATGAAGCATTAGCGATGCTCCGCAGTCGGCCATACTTGGCAAAGTGTCTAAAACGTATTCTTCACACTCTCCGTTAAAACAAGCTACAAACACCAGAGCATAAACGATATTCATTTTTCTATCTCCTAAACATTGTGAAGACAGTATAACAATAAAGAAAAAGCCCGTCAACTGTTAACGGGCTTATATGTGTAAAAGATTGTAATTAAAAGTTTTGAATAATGATTATTTCCGGGTCTTCGTCGTCATCGTACAATACTGTTGTTTCTCCTTCCAAATGGTCTAGCATATCGGAAAATTCGGGATAATCTTCCTCTGTCAAGTCGTACTCTTCCCGCACTTCTTCGATGTTGTTATATTCTGACCATTCACAACAAATAGCTATCGGGTCAAATTCTACGTTTTCGCCTGTGTCGTCTGAATAACTTTCGTAGTGTTCAAACAACAAAGATAAACCACGCGATGAGAAATTATCAGGCCGTACCTTTTGGAAAGCATCAATAAAAGCGGATTCTGTCAAGGTTTGTACAATTGGCATTACATATCCTTAGTAAGGGTAGAGAACAATTTAATTCTACTGCACTTTGTTGTATTTGTCTAATGTTTTAATGCTTGTCTAGGAACAAGGCAGGCAACAAAACAGGACACACTAACATTACAACAAAGAATACTACAAAAAACCATACTATTTTAGACATTCAACTATTCCGCAGAAGATAGGGACACATAACGGCTACTCCGTTTCTCCTTCTGTTGGCGTTTCCAGGGCTTTATTTTCTCCCGTTTTGTCTCTGCTGGCTTTTTCCCTCCTTTACGCTTTAGCGTTTCACGTGGAACAAAAATACCGTGTTCGTCGTCTGCCCAATTCATACCGCGTTTCCTTCTCCGTACACTTTTTCAGTAAGGTTTTTAATAAATTGTTGCTTTGTCCTTCCCTTTATTTCCACCCCATAGGCTGAATAATAAAGTTTAGCGGCCTTTAGCGTCATCTTTCCTAAATCTAGTGATGTAATGATGCTTTGCGCCCTATCTGGTGTTAATATCCAGTGTTTCATGTTACGCCTTTTTGCTTAAAGCACGTGTTACCGCGTTTTCAATTTCTTTCTCTCGTTTCTTGCTTCTGTTCTTTTCTGCATTGCTTAGAATGTGGGCAATAATAACAAGCGGCAAACCTAAAGGGAAGATTATGAGGGTTAGAAAGTAAATGATTACCCATTTCATAGCGTCATGCTCCGAAAATGTTGGCTAATGTTGTTTCAGTAGGTTTATTATAGCACACTCCCGTTAGAGTGTGCTAGGTATAACCCCACGTTTTTAATGTTTCTTCGCTACTGCCCAAACTGTAGCAGGCTTGCCCCTGCCGCCTGTTGCTTGCTTTTCACCTGTCGGTATTACAATATTTTGACGCTGCAAAGCGAACAAATTATTATTAACCTGTACTGTAGTGGCTCCGGTTTCTGCTGCAATCTCTGCCGATGTGAAACCCTGCGCCTTACTCATGATAGTTTCGCGGATACCCTTAGAAATTGCCGTAATAGCGGGTTTACGCTCCGGTTTGATCTGTTGTACTTCTGCTGCAAACTCCGCAAGCTTTGCCTTACTGATTTTGTTTTTCTTTGCGAAACTACCGATAACCGATTCCAAAATAGCCTGTTGCATGTTCAAATCTCCTAAAGATAAAACAACTTCGTTTCAATGTTTTAATTATAGCACCCTACTTTTTAATTTGCAAGATGCTATGTATTAAAACGTTCAAAAGCAAAACATTTTAATTTTGGGGCTTCGCCTCCTCGACACGCACGGCCCGAACATAGCGCGCAATAGTCTTGGTGCTGTAGTTCTGACCACCATTGTTGAAGAACTGAAGCCAACCAAACGACGAATCATTCTCGTATTCGTCATTTGTCCAGTAATAATCATCAGTCTGAAACTGTTTACGCAATTCCTTATTATTATAACACAAAAGCATTACAACACGTGAGGGAAGCTCGAAATTATCACCCAGGGAAGCGCACCAATCGCGGGCTTCTTCCTGTGTCATCTGTTCGTCTGCTTCCGGCCCCAAATAATAACGCTTGCCGTTCACCTCTCCGATAAATCCGTTTTGGTTAACAGGGGTAAGGCTGTATTCTACGCCGTCAATAATGATTGTTTTTGCTTGCATGATGTTTCCTTTTTTGAAAGTGTGTTTATCAATCCAACAACCCTTGTATTCCCGTTATTATAAGCATTCCCGCTCATAAAGGCGTTTATTGCTTCTTGTGTGATCTTCCGCATGTCCTACCCTTTTGTGTTTCGTTCAATGTAAAGCTATTGTAGAGTGTTAAATTTAACTTGTCAACCCCTTAATTTGTAACTTTTTCGATGCTTGCTTTACTGAATAGTGGGGTATGTTGGAGTCTTGCAATTTTTGCTTTTGCTTCTACCTCAGAGTATGGCAGGGCTTCGCTTTTATTTCCTGTTGCGTGTTCTCCTGCTCTACCTGTGTAGTAGCTGCCATCAGCAAAACGAATAACGCAATTGTACCGGCTTTCCATGTCCTTACATCCTTTCAACTGTGTATGTTACTAACATCATAACACAAAACATTAAAGCTGCACAAGTGATTAACTCTATTTTCTTGCCCATTGTTTCCCTCATTTAAGACAAGCATTAAGCCATTCTGTTAGTAATTGTATAGCGTCTTTCTGTTCGATGCAACCTAAAACAGCGTAAGGTTTACCGTTAACGTCCAAACAAGCTACAAAACAATCCTTTCCAGGCTCAATATAAAAATGAAATACATCGTTATTTATTAGTATTTTAGCATCAAATAATTTCATTTTGCAAGCGTCCAATAAAAGCCCTGTTGCTTTTATACAACAGGGCGTGTCCTTGTCTTTCTTTATTCTACGTGGTGTGAAGTTTTGAACAAGGCTGTTAACTTGTCTTTGCCTATCGTTTTAATTGCTTTTTGCGCGTTTGCTTCCGTATCGAATGCAGGGCTAAGGCGGGAAATCTTGCTACTCAGTACATAACGCCTTGTAGTAATTACCTTTTCTGCTTCTACGTCATATTCGATTAACCATTGTGCTACCCGTTCTTTCGTTGTCGTGCTGCCTTCACACTTGCGAAGCATCAAGAAAGTATTTATAGCGTCCTTGTATGCTTCTGCATCTTCTCTACTAGAAAACACGTTAGCATGGTCTTCTGTTGTTTTCTTGCTGCTCATCTCCCCTACTTCAAATTGTCCGTTTTCGCCATCCTTTATGTAGTATGCTTGTTGGTTGTCTGTTTTATCGGGGTAAGGTAAGAGGGAAACGGGGTAGGATTTTTCATCTAACACTTTCCTGAGTTGGGCGGCCTCTGACTCAAGAGAAATCAAACGTTCTAGGGCTTGCTGGCGGGTAATAGTGTTGTTCATGGTGAAATCTCCTTGTGTTGTTTCGTGGTGTGTTGTAGGTGTCTACGGTTCCCATTATGAAGATTTGCAAATACGGTGCATATAGGGAAAACGTATTATTTCGTTCCGAATTATTCCCTAATGCAAAAGGCGTAAGGGCTTTCCCCTATGGGCTGCTGTTTCACGTGGAACATATAGCAACCAATCAAACATTACAGACACAAACCAAACAGACAAAGAAAAACCGCCACGCTTGTTAGGTGTGGCGGCTATGTTGTGCGGTTTCTCGTTTGTGGTTCAAAACTTAAACACTTTACCAGCAATAGCTAATGATTTTATGGTAGCTATATTAACATTTCTCCATTGCTCATTACCGTTTTTGTCCTTCTCTGCCAATACTACCGTTAAATATTTGTCTATGTGTGCTGTAGGGTTGATTCCGTCATGCCCTGGTACTGCTCTTATATGCCCGTTTATCTTCCGTAGCGTTCCGTCTTTCTTCTCAAACTCGACAGTAAAAAACTTGTTCCCTTGGCTTTTTATGAACTCTTTAATTAGTCTTACGTCCCTTGGCATGGCATCACCTCTTAAATTTCAAAATAGGTATCTTGTCTAACCCGGCTGTATTCCTTCTTAAAATCAGCCATACGAGAATAACGGTTTACTGTGTAGTCTAGCGTCTCCACCAGATCACGCGCAAAATCTAGTTGCTCCGATAGCCGCTCTTCACTCCTGTTCAAGGCTTCTATCTCTTTTTCATAGCTAACAATAGTGTCTAGCATGTCGTCTATGATCTTACGCACTTCATCTGAAACATTAGTATAGCGTAAAATTTCCTCATGGGACATATTAGAAGCTATGTTATGTTGCTGTTGCTGCATTGCTACGTTTCCTTTTGTTGCTACTGTTAAAAGACGTTAGAATTATTGCCGAACCGATAAACATTTTCTAATTGAATTTTTCTATCACTCTCCACTTCTGATAGATTTTCTCTATCTGTTACAAGTGTTGTTTTTATACCACTGTTGTATTTTAGACACAAATTTGTAACAGTGAAAATTTTCTTGTCTCCTCCGACTTCTGGCCCTTGTGCTGCCGATATCTTTCCCGCCAGCTAATGTTCTGGCTAGGACATAATGCTCTAGCTAGAACTTTATAATGTCCTGGCCCGTTCTTTAATGCTTCAGCCCGTTCCTAAAAATGCTGTAGCCTGTTCTCAAGCCTCCTATCGTGCAACAAGCAGAGAGAAGAAAACAGCCTAAGCTGTAAGGCTAGGAAAGGAAACGTGAAGCATACTACAAAAGACTACATTGCAACAAGCTGTGTACCTTCCTTACAACACACCTGACCCCTTACTTACATACACATTTACTGCCACGCCTTGACAAGAGAGCAGTAACCGTCTCTACAATACCTGTAGGACGCCGTTATAGGGGCTACAACAAGTTGAATATCCTTACTTGAGGAAACATACGTGTTCTGTTAAAAACGTCTTTGAAGCTCTGTAAACACTTCTACGAAATCATCATGTATATGCGTTTTCTTAATAAGGACAGCCCTCCATAATCTGAAATATCTATGCGATTCTCTAATTAGAAGGGCCACCCATAATCCTAAATATCAATCCTCTTTCTTTTCAGCAGTGTCTTTAATGTATCCATCCAATTTCTGATTAAGAATACCCATCACTTTACTACCCACTTCAGCAGTGTTAGGGTGTGTAGCGATCTGTTGCGCTGCATACGCCCCTGCCATTGTGTAAGCTGTACGTTCAGAAGGTGTAATCACCAGTGCAGCTACTATTCCAATCAAAATCTTCAACCACTTCTTGTTGTATGGCTGATCTTCGTAGTTAGACAACTCATCCATCCAATAAAGAGAATAGAAAATTCCAAAGATTATTAGCCCTATCAACGAAGCTACTAGAGCAATCTTCAACGGAGTGAGCATACCGATAAAATAAACAATAAAAGCAAGAGTCATTTATTTCTCCAAAAGAATGTAGGAACTGCCACAAGTTATACGAGACATTTCATCTTTTGTCACACGTAAGCTGTTTTCTACTTCTACAGGCTCCGACCACCTGTTACCGTCAACTAAACAGATTAAAGACATTCCATACCGGGTAATAGAAGCTAAGATATACTCCTGTGTTCCTTCTTCACAGATATAAAAACGTTGCCCCCGGCAATACCAATTCTCTTGTTGACTCTCAAGAAACATTTGTTCAATTTCCGGTTGGTTAGACAACCATTCGACTCCTTCTGGCGTGTTCCACCAATGCTTTTGATCTTCCATTTTCAATACCTTCCTTTAAAGATGTTCCAAACACGTACACCATTATACATCAAAAATACTTTCCAAGGGGCAACTTTCAACACATTTAAAGCTTCTTTAAAAACAATATCTGTTTGCTTGGCTGTTGCTTTAAAAGTATTTATGCCGTCTGTGTATGTTTTCTTTTCTAGTAAGAAATCATGTAAAACACACGCTTGACCATAATCTGCCCAAGGCGGGAACAATATCCATGTCCAACGAGGTGTCGAAGCGCCATCAGATACAAACCCTGCGGGAACATCCACCCAAACCCGCTGTCCCGCTAGCATATCGTCTGAATAGAATGTGAACCCCTCTAACAAAGAAAACAATGCTCTGCGTCCTTTATTTTGAAGGTATTGTATCTTCAGGTTAGAGGTGAACTTGTTCTTGCCCATACGCCTCTTTCGCCCACCAAAAGTTATTATTTTCTGCCCACTTTTGATCTAAAAGATGCGGGAACTTCGTCGCCAAATCTTTAGTGTCGTAAGCTTCTGCCATAACCCTAGGTTTGTCTAACGCTACGCAATTGTTCAGTTGCAGCACTACTTCTTCCAGATTAAATTCTTTTGTTTCGTCAAATAGCTTGTCAACAGGGATTCCGTACATACTACCTACTTCTTCTTTCACACTCTGCCAATCTTTATATTCCTTAGCTGCAATAGTGAAGAGAATTCTAAGCATTTCTGCTTTAGATATTGTATAGCCTCGTTCTGTATATTTCATTACCCGAAGTGCTGACACAACAGGATAATCTGTTCTCCCATTAAAGGAGAGGTAACGCTGTGAACAGTGTTTCAAGAAATCTGGATGCGCCCACATCTGTTGTGTTGCAAAATCGTAAGCACACATATTAACAGTAAAATCAAAAGCATTAAAAATGTCTTGAATGTCGGGGAACATTTTATAAACGATGAATTGAATCGCATTTTCGCTCCACTTCTCTTTGCAGAGGATACTCCGATCAGTGGCAAAATTTACTATGACATCATAACTGCTCAAGACGCTTCCGCTTTCAGGAGTGTCATAAATATCATTAATAATACTTTGAAAGCCTTCTACGTTTTTAAAATAAATGTCGTAATCATTTACTTCTTTGTTAGTAAAAAGACTTGTGAGAGCGCCGCCTGCCAATACAGCATTGGCTTCTGCGAGGCACGGCACAATATCCGTACAAAAAGAAGCTTCAAGCCTTTCTATTTCTTTCTTGCTTTGAGAGGTGATGTTAATCATCCCTTCCTGTTCTGCGAGAATATATTTCTTCCCGTTGATGTCAACACTTTGCATAAGCCGTCCCTGATTAAATCGTTATTTTTCTGTGCTAGAAAATACGTAGTAAATAAGACTTTCTACCATCTCATAGCCTGCCTCTCCATTAACGCTCTCTAGACACCCATCGTCATCTAACTTCCCTGGAATTTCTCCCATAGCTACGAGGGGATAGAGTAAATCATATTCCCACCCGCTGTTACCAAAGGGACGCTTTCCTGAAAAGCCTTCCCCTTCTTGCCATAGCTTTAACAATAGCTCTTGCAAGTATTCCCGAATGGAGTTGGCATCTGCATCTTCAAACTCCCATTCATAATCCAAAATCTCATCGTATGTCATTTCTATATTTCCTCCAAGGACTTAGGAACACAAACCAGTACAGGAGCTATCTTTCCAGTGGCTTTCTTTATCTCCATAATTGCATGTTCACACGCAGCTTTAGAATTAAATTCTTGCATCTCCGCTGCTGCGGATTTATATCCGAATATGTATAACACCAATATGAATGTTGTCATTGTTTTTCCTTTATCGAAAAAGAAGCCCCGAAGGGCTTCCGATTACCACTTAACGAACATTCACAAAAGGAAGAGCACCGTTAGGAACCATAGTGGCAGGGAGTGAACCATCCCAACGTTCTGCTGCAATCAGATCAACAAGCTGGCTATTCTGGCGAAGAGCATCACCTCGTTCACGAATTGCTTGAGCTTCAGCTTCACCCTTCAGCTTAATAGCTTTTGCTTGAGCTTCTGCCTCAGCAAGCGCACTATCGGCACGACCCTTAGCCTGCGTAACAGCAATGTCTGCGTTGATTTTCTCTGTTTTCAGGTTTTGTTCTCGTGTAAACACTTCCACCTCTGCCTTCATACGCTGTTCAACAGATTGTTCATAAGCATCTGAAAAAGCAATCTCTTCTACTTGAACACTATCAATAATAACGGGCTGTCCCTCTACACTCTTTCGTAGAGCCTCATTAATACCAATAACAAGAGAAGCACGTTCTTGGATGGCCCGGATAGCTGTGTATTGTCCAAACACATTCTTCACTTCATCTGGAAGCTTTCGGTCAATTACACGGCCTTGCATATTCTGACGATTACCGTACATGGTGTACAGGGATTCTACGCTATCTGCTGGAATGCGATATGTAACACTGATTGCAAGCGTGGCAGGTTGTTGGTCACGGCTGTATGCTTCTACTGTATCGAACCTTACCGTATGTGCTCGTACACTTACACGTTCGATAGTTTCCACGAAAGGCATCTTGAAGTGAAACCCTGGCTCTGCCGAGCCTGACACCTTACCGTATGAAAGCGTAACAGCACGTTCCCCTTCATCCACGGTATACCAACTGCCCAAACCAATAGTAAGACCAATGATGGCTACAATTGCCAGAACAACACTTGCAATGATATTTTTAATTTGCATTATCGTCATCTCCTTTAAACTTGACGTTAGAAACCAATTGTTTAACCCCATAAATCACTAGGGCCACAAAAATTGTTGCGCCTGTAAGCGTAAACACTACACTCATGGATTTTCCTTCAGAAAATTATTCAACGAAGACGGCCCGAACA